TATGATCTCGGATATATCGATCTGGAGCAGAGGACTTTGCAAACCATCGACAACCCGTTCGGCACGAGGTTGTCACCCATGTCTTAGGGACGATCTGTTACCTATGTCTCCGGGTCGGACATCATTTGACTGGTAGCGGAGGACCGTTGTGATCACAACAGCCGACAGCAAGAACGGACCGAGATCAGCCTAGGAACATGGCAGATCGCTTTGAAACGCGCTATTGTTAAGTATCTAGAATCTAAAGCTCCAGAGGCCGCCAATGATCATCGCGCCTCGTTGGCCAAGGGCGGCACGGATCAGCACGACCTGGCAAGCCCGACTATTTCCACTCTGCCTTGATGTCCCCAAAAAGCGCACGAACGGCGCGCCCGATGGCCTTGTGGTGAATATGCCCTTTAAGCCAACTGCTCTTGGCGAAATAGCGTTTCGTCTTTGCTACTTTATCGAGGTCAGGCATCGTGTAGTTCAGCTCTCTGCATCGGGACCTGATTTGATCAAGAACCACAACCCCAGTAGCCTTGAATGGCTTGGGTTTGCGCCGAATTCCATGGCGCTTGGCAAAGTCTTTAACAGCCTCCCATTCCCTGCCGGGGAGTAGGGATAAGATGTCGTCTTTGCTGCCCTCAGGGTACAACCGGCGGACGATTGAGAGTTCTCTGGTCGTATATAGCGGTCTCTCTTTGACGATGCCAAGGGTCCGCGCTCTGTTGCGACACGCGAAATAGGTTCTATGAGGTAGTGCCCGGCGGATGGCGGCGTAATCCGGGTAGTGCGAGCGGACAACGTCGTCTTCCTCAGTCTTCCAGATCTTGTCGCCCCGCATGGTGGTGCCCTCCCGCCGTATGCGACGTCTTGCGCGGGCGGCGCTTGCGGCGTTTCTTGAGTGATAGGAAAGGTCCATGATAGCCTCCGCAGACCATTTCAGGTCAAAGCTATCTTCACCGCCAATCACGATCCGAGGTTTTCCCACGTATCCACAGTCCGGGGCGTGAGGCCAGTTGCCAGCATTGACGGCACCTTCAACGATTCCGTTATAACCACACAGGGCGGATCGATCGAAGGGCTCAAATGTACGAAAGGCCGCTATGGGGGAGACGTATGACCCGAGGGTCGGCGTTTTTCGGTCAGATATTTTTTCCATATTCGCGACGGCGACGACCTTGTTGAAGATACCGAAGGCGTCGAACTACAGGATCACGCTTCGGCACGCAAAGAGGCCATTCGAGCGGCAAGGGAGATGCTGGCTGAAAAGCTGCTTTTGGGCGAGCGTGTCGATGGTGAGCTTTTTGAGGTGGCCGACGAAAGCGGTCGTGTGGTTGAAACGATTCCGTTTAAATCGGTCATGAAGATTTGATCTCATAGACGGCAGCGTTGTCCTGCACCTCACGCAGCCCTTTATATGAGGCGTGACGCAGCTTCCCGTCATGCGTCCAGGCGCGATACTCGATCTCGGCAATTAGCGTTGGCTGTACCCAGACGAGGTTCTTGCGCCGGCCCTCATATTTGAGCGGCGGCGTCTTGCGCTTGATCCGATCGAGCGTCTTCCGCAGGTACTCGGCGCTGCGCTCGTTGAAGCCAGTCCCCACCGAGCCGACGTAGATCCGGTCATCGCCTTTGCGAGCAGCCAATAGCAGGCTGCCGATGCCAGAGCGCGCCACCGCGGACAGCTCATAGCCAACAATCATGAAGCTGTCTGACTGGACACACTTCACCTTCACCCATTCGCCGAACCGGCCTGAGCGATAGGGCGCATCCTTGAATTTGGCTATTATTCCTTCGAGACCATGCTCGCAGGCTGCCGCGTAGATCTCGCGGCCATCGCCCTCGATCTCTTCGGAAAGCCGGATGGCGCCGTGCGCATTTTTCAGGAGCGATTGGAGGAAATACCGGCGGGCAGTAAGTTCGAGGCTTCGAATGTCATGGCCGTCGAAATACAGAAGATCGAAGGCAAACATGATGGAAGCGCCGGAGTTGAGTTTGCCGCCCCTCCCTCCGAGCGATTGCTGAAGCTGGCCGAAGTTCGGACGGCCCTGCTCGTCGAGCACGACGGCCTCGCCATCCAGGATGGCGGAACCGACTCCGAGACGTTTAGCGTCAGCCTCGATCGCGGGGAACCGATGTGTCCAATCATGGCCACCGCGCGTGAGAATGCGGACATTGCCGTTGTTGAGATGTACTGCGATCCGATATCCGTCCCATTTGATCTCGTAGAGCCAATCGGGCCCAACGGGCGGACGAGGCTTGAGAAGCGCTAGGCACGGCTCGATGCGAGATGGCATAGGATCGAGCGGCAGTCGTGGTTGCAACGGATCGCGCGGCTTTCGCGGTCTACTGCGAAGCGGCTTTTCGTCTGCCAGGAGTGGCTTGGAAGGCGGTGACTTTGCCATCAGATGATTAAATAAGGGAAAGCTTAAAAAGACAATTAACCCGATATGACGACTCGGCACGGGAAAGATGCGCCTCCGCGGCATGTCTTATTTTAATGCGCGCTTTGCGCATGAAGCGTATATTGCGCGCGTTGGGCCAGATGCACGGCACGGTTCGATTGAGAGACCCTTCAGCGCTCTTGCCGTTATTGGGAGGAACGCACCATGCAATTCCCCACATTCATCACGATGGAAAACATAGAGGTTGAAGCTCTGACGTCCGTGATCGGCGCCTGGTGCCAAACCAACCAAATGGACCCGGAAAGCGAGTGCGCCCGCGCAGTGACCGCGACGGCGCTTGACCTGGTGGAGGCCGGCTTCCGGACGCGTGAGAGCCTGTCGATCGCTCTTGCCAACGCATTACGTCCTAACGCTTAGTGGCATTTTATTACCCGGCGGTCTTCAAACAGGGACTTTGGTCCGTCTAGTGATCTGTGCAGATCGGCGTAACCTGCCCTTGTTCTGTTCGCTGGGGGCAGGACAAAAAGGGAAGCTCTCGCGCTATGCGACAGCCCACGTTGCAGCCCCCCGCGGAGCTTCCCTTTCAATCACGCGCCAATACCACTTCGCCGTCGGACGCGCAGCCCACATTGAATATTAGCGAAATCAGAAACACTAAATTAAGCATTCCACCCGTAGCCTCGCCGGCGTCGATAGCGGAGCCGTGACCCCAGCCCCTCCGAGATCGACCCGCGTGCGGTCGGAGTTCAAGGCGAATTTGCTCCGGCCGTGCGCTCTCAATCCTCTGGCGCCGGCGGCAGCGACTGCGGAGGGGTATGGCGCGCACTCGCACATTTGCGAGTAGAAGTCTGGGCGCCGACCTGCTGTTATCCTTTCTGAAAGGAGACAACAGTCATGACCGAAGATCCAGACCCAGCCACGTTCCTCGCCTTCCGGCTCGTCGATGGCGAATGGCAGTCTATGTTTCTAAATCCCGACGGCTCCGCTTGGGTGCGTCGTGGAATCCCGGTGAAGGAGCTAATCGAAATCATCCTGGAGTTGGAGGAGGTATTGAAGGGGCGACCGCCGGAGCCATCCGGTTGTCATTGAGAGGGCAACACGCGCGCCAGCCAATTGAGGATTTCGGGCCGCCGCCGTGGCACTGACGGCGAAGATCGGGTGAGGATTTTGGGAAGCCAGGAGCCCGGCCGCACGCTATACAGCGACGCTGGCGCAGTCGCTTTTAAGCTACAAGCCTGCCGTGGCTTTTATCCATTGATAGTACGGCTTTACAACGGTTGAATAGGCTGTTTCTCCGTAAAAACCGATAGGATCTAGCCCCAAGTCAAAATACGGTGCTGTGGCTTGGGTTGGATAACCGCTTTCATTCACTCCGATTATTGTCCACTTCCCGTTGTAGTTCCTCAACACAGCTCCACCGCTGTCTCCTGCGCAAATCGTATAACCCGAGAATGGCAGCGGGAGATTCCGTTCCTGGCGCTTTTTCATCTCAAAGATGATGTGATCGATCTTGGGAAACTCGTGGCTTGGTCCGACACTGGAAATGACGTTGGTGCCTCCCCATCGCCGCCCCTGAGAATTGGGGGTGCATCCTCCCTGACCATCGCCACGCAGCCCATATGAAACGAGCGAGATCATCCGATCGCCGCTCAATTCATCGTCGGATGAGTTGACGACAAAAGGCGTCACTGCCTGGATCGGGTCCGAAAGTTTGATAACAGCTAAGTCTGGCCCGGAAGTGTTGTCCCCGAACACCCAGTTGGGATGGGGTATAATACTTGCGACATGCGCTTGATAGAGAGGCGAATGGTAGCCGTCGTCAGGCATAGGATCAATCTGGAAGACAAGATCACCCGGATTGAATTGCCGGTTTGTGATTGGGTTTCTAGTGCAATGGGCTGCCGTCAACAGCGCAGTCGGAGTAATCAAGGACGCGGTGCAGAAAGACCTAAAATATTGGCGATTAGGCCAGGTGACGAATATTAGGGCTCCAGACGCGGTGAACTCCGACCTTGCACCAAACGCCACAGCGTCAGCGGGGGGTACGTCGTGAATAACGCTGCCCGCGAATGACACGGGTGAGACAAGAAGCTGCGCGAGCGCGCTCACTATCATAAGCGACCATCTGGTCATTGGCCCTACCCTCCATGGGAACTGCAGTTTGCCACGAACGGACGCAGGAAACCAACTTCTCGTTGCGCTTGAAGGATACCGCTTTCGTATGCTTGTAAATCTCTGTCCTGGACGGTCTAGGGAGGAGCCGAAGAAGCCTCAGATCCAATCGCGATATTCGTATAGCACGACCTTGACGAGAACTGTGGGATAACCTTCTATCACGGCGAAGGTGGGGGAGAATCAAACATGCGTGTTTTGAGGACGTGATGAGCGGTTTCAAGATGGCGGCAATGGCCATCGCCTCCACTGCGGCGTCCCTTCTGACATCTGCCGCCTATGCCGATAGCGACCTGGAAAAACTCGCGAAGAAGGGCTTCGGAGCTATCGAAATAACGAACGTTGATGGCGAGTATCAGGGCTGTGAGTATGGGAAGCAGATCGAACTCTTGAACGGCCTGATCTTTCAATGCTCAACCTACAACTACCATTATGCCTATAGCCCGGAGGTCATCATCTTGCAGAGCCTCCACAATAAAGAGCTTCGAGTGCTTATCGACGAGGAAGAGATAGAAGGCCAATTGTACCGACGAAAGTGACGGCTCTCCCAGAGCGAGGAATAGTTGATGGCTGACAAGCCTGAACATCCATAGCGACACGCCCATTGCAATGCCGCCGATGATGACGCAGACAGGTTTGACCCACCAAGGCGGGAGAAGCCGAAGAAAAGGCGCTAGGGCGCTGCATGGAAAATAGTTGGTTGCAAGGGTCTACCGCTTTTCAACTCGACCGCTTCGGCTTATATTCCTAGTGATTCAAAACAAAAGCCGCCCCCGGCCAAGGAAAGCGGCTTTTGCGATAGGATCAGCAACTTGGCTGGATCTTTTCTGCACACCCTTAAGATAACTCTTTTGGTGAAGATTTCTAGTCAAGTTGAGCACCACCTCAACCTATTGTAAAGGCTAGAAAATATGGCAGCAGATAGTGATTTCGCCACCACTCCCTCTCAGCTCGCATTTGATCTTGAGATTGTCGTCGAAGCCGAAATAGATGGCGTCGGAATGGGCGTATTGGGTGACGGCACGCCGTTTCTCACCCTTCGCGGCCTGGCCCGTATGTGCGGTATCGATCATACGACGCTTGTCAAACTGACAAACGAATGGGGCCAGATTCCTCCGAAGGGTCGCGAGAGGAAGATTCGTGACTTGATCAAGGCCCAAGGCTTCGATGACACGGTGTTCTTTCATGCTGTGAAGAAGAACGGGACGATTCATCATGCTATCCCAGCGCATGTCTGCATGGCGGCGCTCGAATACTACGCTTTCGAAGTCTCCGGCAACGCGCACGCCATCCACAGCTATCGCACGCTTGCGAAGAAGGGCTTTACGGACTTTGTTTACGCGCAGGTAGGCTATAACCCAGACGGGAAGGTGAGCCTCGCGTGGCAACAATTCCATGACCGCGTTAGCCTTGTGGCAAACGCCGTCCCCTCCGGCTTCTTCAGCATTTACCAGGAAATAGCCGGTATGATCGTGCCTATGATCAATGCCGGTGTAGATGTCGGTCCTCATATCGTTCCAGACATCAGCGTTGGTCAGCGCTGGGCGAAGCACTGGAAGGACGAAAACCTTGAGGTTTTGTTCGGTCCGCGGCAGCAGTACCAGCACAACTATCCTGTGTACTTCCCCCAAGCCCTTTCCAACCCTCAGACCCCATTTTGCTATCCTGACGAAGCGCTCGGCGAATTTCGCAAGTGGTTCCGGAAGACGTACATTGAGGTCTATCTGCCGGACTACCTGCAGAACCAAGCAAAGCTCGGCAAGGTGAAGCCAGCAATTGCTACGAAGGCAATAGGCGCGTTCAAACCGAAGGCTATCGCTGCCAGCTAATGATGAGCGCCCCGCTTCGGCGGGGCTTTTCACCGGCCGACAATGACCGCGCCGATGCGCCGGATTGCGTCAGCGAAGGTGACGCCCATCGCCATGCCACCAATACCTATCACGCCGATCGCACCAAGGCCCATGAGCTTCCAGCGCTTCACGTCGTCGACTGTTGGCCGCATCTCCGACACGTCTTCTTTGACTGCGGCCACGTTGCCCTCAAGCGTCCCGACACGATCGACGAGCTGATCCATGCGCTGATGCACTGCTGCTCGGCTGCTGTCTGCCTTGATTTCGGATTGTCGAAAGGCATCCCTGAGATTGCGGACTTCGGCAAGGACTTCTCCCATCTGCTGATGCAAGCGCGGATCAAATTCTGGCGTCAATTTCCCCTGCCCCTTCAAATGCGCATTCAAATGCTATGGTTTTTATCGAACGCCGAACTTGGTTTTGATTTCCTCGTATAACGCCGCGCATCGCCCCGTCCGTGCGTTCTGCCTGTCGAGCGCCCCTCGCTCGCGAACAAGCACGGAACGCAATTCTGAGCCAACCTCGACCGAAGCGTGAGGTTCCTGCTTGCGGCAGTCATCCGGCCAGGCCGGTAAGGCGATGCCGGCTTGGATCTGTCCTTGTGTCGTCGCTGCCTTGTTCAAGCGATCAGTGGTGCAGGATGAAATCCCGATCGGCAGCATCAGCAAAGCAAGCACGGTTCTTCTCGGAAAGCTGAAGCTCATAAGCTTTGATCTCGTTCTCGAGGGTGTCTTTGGCCGCTTGCTCGGAAGCCTCTGCGGCAGCTAGGCGCTTGCGGTGTTCGTCCAGCGCCTGGGAGGCCGCGTTGCGCTGACGTTCAATTTCTGCCGCTTTTGCTTCCGCCGCCGTCTTTTCGGACAACAGGACATATCCTGAGAGGATCGCCTTATCGTGAGAAGCCAACCAGATACGGAAGCCGAGGAAGGCCACTAGGACGATCAAAGCGGCTCCGGCGAGCTTGCCCAATGGGCTGACGAGAAACGCAAGCATCAACCGGCATCCTCGTCTTTCTTTGCGGTCGCAGGGCCGGCAATCGTCGTCTGCTTGCTGATCCAGTCGAGACCGAACGCGCCGGCGAAGATGAGCCCAATCGGATAGATGAAGCTCTCAAGGATCTGCACCTTGATCGGCTCGCTGCTCACGATGATGACGTAGGTCGACATGCCGAGGAGCCACAGCATGAGGATCGAGGAAGCCTCACGCTTGAGCGTGCTGCGCTTGATGTAGTTAAGCATTGAGCGCTGCCTCAAACTTCTTGGCAAAGGCCGCTATTTCCTCCGCACGATCCAGACCATTGATTATGCGGCGTGCGTTCACGTAGTCGGTGCCGGCGTCGTTCAGATAGTCGGACAGCTTCTTGCCGGTGAAGAGACCGTCACGCATCCCGCGCACCATGATAGCGGCTGCCGTTGGAAGCGTTGCGGCACGATCTGGATCACTGACCACGCCGAACTTGGCGTAATTCCCGCGCCCGGTTATCTGGCAAAGACCCCTACCCCGAAATGTCCAACCATCAGTGCTTGCGGTATTGCCCAGATGTATGCGTCCCCAGTCTCCGCCATAGATGCGGTTGGCAATCTCCGGCTGGTTTGCTGGGTGCTGAGATGTTCGCCCATAGCGATTGGCATCTTCGGCCGATATGCGGCCGTCGAACTTGCTCTTCAGCGCCGCGGCAGAATAGTTGAGGCTTTCGATGACCGGGATAAACGAACCGCCTGTCTCGATCATAGGCGTGGCGAGCACATAGGCAACGTGACGCCGATCGGACACCTGCAGCTCTGTGCAGGCATCGAGCAGGGCTTCCATGCCAGCCACTTGGGATTGCGTCAGCGAGCCGCCAAAGATCGACGCTCGCAAAGCATCGAAGAAATGCTTGCGGTCCATAGGACGCTCCAGATTGTACGGGGTGTGTTAGAAAGGCTTGGCCTTGAGAAGATACCGGCCTGCAATGGCCTCGTGCTTCCACCCGAACCAGCGGCCCTGGTGGCGATAGCCGAAGATGCGACGGCCGTTCTTGAGCTCGATCACGGACCAGTAATGGATGGGGGGATAAGGCTCGCCGCTCGCAAAAATCAGGGTTGAACCCTCGGACGGATAGCCGAGCACGTAGGCATCGAAGCGGGATGCAGGATTCCGACATATCCAGCAAACCCGCTGACACCACAGCTTGAAGCCCTTGGCGTTCGGGTCGTAGCCGTCGTGCTTTTGCTCTATCCCGCCGTCAAGGCTGGCGTCGTGTGTGTAGAGATAGGCGAGCGGGCCGCCCACCTCGTTCTTGCCGGTGATCATGGAGATGGTCGCAATCAGCGGGGACAGAGCCCACGCCAGTAGCGTCGCCAGCATCGCTATAGGCGCAAGGAAGGGATAGACCGCGACCGAGAACGGCGCGAGCCGGAAGACTTTCCAGAACATGTGTGAAGCCTTAGAGTTGGGAAGCAGCCGTGAAGAAGCTGTCGATGTGCTCTTCAGAGAAGCCCATGGCGGCAAACCCGGCAGCCATCATCGGCTCAGTCCGGACGAACGTGCCACTGTATTCGTAAGCGATCTGAACCGCCTTCGATTGGGTAGCGATCCACGCGTCAACCTGATCAAGTAGTCCGGCAGCCAGTAGCTGAAGCTTGAACTGTCGGGCAGATACGCTCTCAACTGGCGGCGGAGGCGGGTTAAGGAACGCAAGTAGTTCCGGATCGTTCTCGTCGATATACTCTTCCGCCATTCCCTCGACGAAGTCGGGGCAATAGGTAACGATCTTCCCATTTTCACGTCTGACATAGGCCATATCAGTAGTTCCTGTTAATCGTGAAATCCTCGACCGTCGACGCGTAGACCTGCGTCTGGCCGCCATTTCCAGATATGTTGAAGAGCATGCGCAGCTGTCGTGAGGTGTTTGTTTTGCACCTGCCGCCGGCACCGTTCGCCGTCGAAGCGACTACACCGCCGACAGTCGAGGTCGCGTAGACTGGCCCGTAGTTCGCGAGCGCCGCGTCAGCATCGTTTACGGCAGTTGATACCGATCCGTTAGTGTTGGACGCGGTACTGACCAAAATGGTGACCGCTGTTCTGATGCCGCCAGGCACCGGGATTGCCGCAGGCAGCGTATAAAGGGCGTCGGCGATCGATCCTGTGGTGTTGATCCACGTGGACACCCCAAGGAACTTCTCGTTTCCAACCTGGGTATAATCCCAAATCGCATTCGGAGTGGCGTTCGTGTAGCACCAATCAATTCGGGTTACCAACGAATACCCGGAGGGCACGGTCGGCGCAGTTGGAGATAAGGAGAACAGAAAGTCTGGATCTCCTGTCGTGTTGTTGATTAGCGCATGCAGGTGATACGTCGTGTTTGCGGTAATCGCGGCTGCGGTGTCACGCCCACCATTGCCCGAGCCAGCAGCCCAGACAGCGTTCAGGTTCTTCGTGAAAGCTCCTGGATTGGTGACGAACAGGCCGTTACCCTTGGCCGACCCCGCTCCGATCGAGACGACGTAGGCGCTGGTCTTGCCGGTGATCAGGCCATTTATGAAGCCCGGAGAACTGTCCTTTGTCTGGGTGACGACGGCATAGAAACCGGTCCCGTCGCAGACGATGTAGGCCGATTGACCCTTGTAAAGCAGCAGTGTCGTTGCGCCATTGATCGTCTCCGACCCATTCGGATCAAGCAAAACGCTCGCGTTGTCCGCAATCACGGTGTATCGCCAGTTCGACCCAAGCGTGGCTGCAGGGGTGAACGTGACCGTGGTGGTTGCCGTAAACCGGTGAACGGCGTTGTTGTCTGCCAGGACCGGGGTATAGGTCGCACTCTTCGAGGCGAACGCTCCAAGATTGATGCCGTAGCCGCCAATCGTCGCCACTTCCACTGCCGAGGAGACGATACCAATCTCAGAAGCTGACTTGAGATAGAAGCCTGTCGTGGCTCCGGTGTTGAAAGTCAGGGACGGCAACAACGCGGACCCCGCCGACGCCTGCAGCGGAGCCGTCATCGGAGCAGACCCATTGCGCGGCAGCGAGTTCGTAATCTCGTTGCCGAGGTCCGTCGTCAGGCTGTTCCACGGTGTCGGATCGATCAGATTGCCGGCGACAGCCGTGGTGCCGGCCGGCTTGCTGTACACCCCTGAACTATTTCTGGGCATTCGACTTCTCCATAGAAAAAGGCGCCCCGATGTGGCGCGCCTTTCGACAATTTGTTGAGAGCTTCTCGTCAGTTAGTGCAGGTCATTACGCCATCTTTGACGATGGCCGCCCATTTCGGCCCAAGGACATCGCGAGCCGATATTGCATTGCCGGCTCCTGGTTCGCCGTTTTTGAACATGTGAATTCCGAGTGCCTGATCATGTGTGCCAGCCGTCATAATCGGCCCCGGCGTATAAGTAGTTGTGGCGCTGTAGTTGCCCATCGGTCCGATATTTCCGACCGTATTGTATGCTCCCGGCGCTTGGTAGGTCGTAACGTTGTTCGCCGCTTGTCCGGCGGTTATGATATACCGATCATATCCGGCCTTGATCGTTTCGATGGCCGCCTGTTTCTCCGCCACTTTCATAGCCCCGATACCCCCACAGACGGGAGCGGCACTGCTTTGAATGAGCATTTCGTTCTGCGATGTCCGAATTGCGCTTGCTTGAGCGCACGAAACCATTCCCGCCGAAACGGCGAGCACGACAATATTCCTAACCCTCATTAGAATCCCCAAAACACCTGTAACGGGAAATTGGTATCAGAGGTATACACGGCTAAGGAAGAGGAACACCGGTAGCTGATTGCGATATATTTGTGGGTGTAGTAATGGTTGCGTATGTTCCGACTGATCCAAATCGCCTGCATCGCCCTAACCGCGGCTATCCTCTATGGGATTAATAAAGCCGTGGACGGGATTGGCGTTCTCCTCGGAGGAACGTTTGACGCTGGTTTTGTTGTCGGGGTTGTGTTTTCTGCTCTGCTTTACGGCGTCATCTGCTGGGTCGATCCATCATCGCGCCCGCGCGGTTCCGGCGTTCAGCAGCAGGGATTTCACAAGCGGGTCGACTAGCGCCGGCGTCCTGCCCATTCCCTGTGATTTGATCAGGCCTTGAACGAGTTTTTCACGCTGCTCGCCCACCAAGGCCCGCGCCAGACTTTCTCGCGTCGCATTGCCCGTATCCGCTGAAATCAGTGCTTTGACAATGTCGTCAAGCTTGTCGACGGCGATGGATCGGGCGGCACCCATCGGGCCACCGGCCTTGAACGCTTCCTTGACGCCGAAGGTAGCATTCCCGGCACCTCCGAGCTCGTTCTGAGCGGCCAGCCGAGCCGCGCTCTCGCTGTTCCGCGTAACCGTGTTGGCGGTATCGGCAAAGGCCTTTTCGTTCTCCAGAACCTGAAACAGCCTATTGGCCTTCTCCTCCCCGAACAGTGTAGCCAGCCGCTGGCGATTCCAATCGCCCTCACCTTTGATGAGCGAGTTCATCGCGCGGATGTCGTTGACGTTCGTGCCGACGATCCGATCAATCTCTGCTCGAGCTCCCTGCGACAGGCGAAGCGGGACCGCCGACGGGCCAATTTGGAGACCCTGCGGATTGGCTCCTTGCTCCACCTCGGCTGCAAGTTCCGAAGGCCTCGGAGCCGTACGCCCGCTATCCAGAACCTGTTGCCCACGGCTCACGGCTTCGTCCTGGCGTGCGAGCTCGGCATACATGGCGTCAGGTTCTTTGATGCGGGGGACGGCGCGCCGAAGAGCATCGTCGAGCATCTGCCGCGCATCGGTTAATGCGCCGATTGCCTTGACGTTCTGCTCGGTGGCTAACATGCCGTCGATCGCCTGGCGCGTTTCGAACATGACGCGAGGGTCACTCGACAATGCTCCGTTGCCGGCCTCGTTCATCATCCCACGCACGCGGCGCAGCACTTCCTGGGCCGGACCCCGCAGGCGACCGATATCCGCATCCAGAGCATTTGCAATTGGCGTTGCGTCAAACGGCTGCGCACCCTGGAAAGCTTCGCGGTAGGCCGGGCCGACAGCCAACTGATTGGCCTCGATACCGTGTTCGATTTCGGATGGAACGACACGAGGACCAAGGTTCTCATCGATCGCCGCGTTGACGCGGGCATTGGCTCCTGCCGATCGGTTCTCCAGTGCGGACCGCACGATTTCCTGCCCACGTCCTGGTGTTGCAGCAAGCGCGCCAGCCTGCTTCTGAAGGTTCGGGCCAAGGTCGGCCGGGATCGCATCCGGTCCCATCTCAGCGAGGCGCTGCGGCAGCGAAGCTGCGTCGAGGCCGTCATCTGTCAGAGCGCGACGGAAAAAGCTGAATGCCTGCGGTTCCATTGCTGCCGTCTGTGCAGCTGATCTCGCCCTCAGCGCGTCAGCGAGAGTTCGGACGCCGTTTCCGACAATCTTCCCGACCGTTGGCCCAGCTCCGCCAGCAATTCCACCCCACTTCATACCGGTTAGGATGGCATCCCTGTCACCATCATTTCGCACTGCAGCATCAGTTCCGCCGACCGCCGCACCACTGCCGCCCGCGGCGAGCGATCGAAGCAAGAGGTTGCCGCTGCCAGCACCAAACGCTGCAGGTGCCGCCATAACGGCTGGAATCGTACCCGCTACACCACCCGTGACCTGTAGGCCGGTATCGACATAGGGGTGCTCTTCGTGGAACGCCTCGTCCTTTCCCTTCTGGATGTTGAGCGCCTGATTGTAGCGCTCTTCCCAAGAGTTGCCGGGAAGCTTCTGAAAGCTGTCCGGCAACAAGGGATCGATGATGGGCGCAAGCGTCGCGTTCGTCGCGGCGTCCAGTTTATTGAGCGCGCCCCCGATGATCGGCACACCTGTAGCAAGCGCGCGGGTTGCGTTGTCGGCCGACAGGCTGCCATCCTGAGCGTTGGCGCTGGTGCCCTGCTGAAGACGGAGGCGAGCCGCTGCTATGGCCAATGCCTTCTGCTGGTCAGGGGTCATTTCTGCCATAGTTTGCGCTCCGCTGGCGTCATTGCGCCCCAGACATCAGCCGGCACGCCTTCGGGCGGCGGTCCAGCATCCGGATTGCCGGTGAGATCCGGGACATCGGCCACGTCACCAAGCACAGGCAGGACGTCGGCTTCATTCATGCCCTTCCGCCCGACAATGCCGCGGTACTGGCCAAGATCATTGTCCAAAGCGCCACGATAGGCAGTCATGCGACTGCGGGCTTCGTTCAGGATGGCCTTGCGCGCGGCAGGCTCAAGACGAGAACCGCCGTTGACGCTGTTGATCGCCCCCTGCAGCCAATCGGGCAGGCTCGAGGTGTTGTTGACCATCACCATTTCGCCCTCACGGACGACCGAGTTCGGGTCCATGATCTTGCCAAGGCCGTAGACAAGGTTCAGGTCGGACGCCTTGCTGTCGGTCTTCGCCGTATCGATCATCGACTGATACGATGGGAGCGCCTGCTGATAGCTCTTGTATGTCGGCAGATTTTGGATTTCCTTGCGAAGATCCGTGACATCGCTCGGCTTGTAGCCGGAGCCCTGAACCAGCACTTGCCCCGTTTGCGGGTTGACCAGCGACTGCCCTGGGTCGACCGTGACGCCCTTCGGTGTGCCCTGATAAATCACCTTCCCAGTCTTCTGGTCGACGAGCGCGCCGTCAACTTCCGAGACATTCGGATTGCTAAAGTCTGCCATGACCTCGCCGGTTGCCGGGTTCACCAATCGGCCGTTGACGTCCACGCCCTTTGGCGTGCTCTGGTAGACCGGAGCCACCTGCCCTGTGCGCGGATCGGTTCGCATGATCGTGCCGTCGGGCAGCGTCTGAAAACCGTACTCGCGCGGCGCAATGGCCTGCTGCAGCATCGACCCGGCAAGCGCCCTCACCTGTGGCGACGCGTTCGGGTTCATCAGGGATTGAGCCAGCGCCTGCGCACGCGGATTGTTTGCCAGCGGATTGCCTTGCTGGGGAGCGTTGGCGTCTAGAGCCTGCGCAAGACGTACCGGAGCCGGTGCAGAAGCTGGAGCGCTGACGGGCGGTACCGATGCGACCGCAGGCGCCGGCCCGACATCGCGAGATGGCAACGACGGCAAAGGTTGCGGCTGGGGCAACGCGGCCGGAGCGCCTGCGGCCTTCGGATCGATCGACGCGACCTGGACAGGGTCCGGTTGAGGCGACGGTGCCTGCTGCTGGATTGCCTGCGCTGCTGGTGCAGCGGCGGTCTCCGGCCTAAAGGCGGTCGTTACCTGCGGATCTCGGTACGGTGCGGGGGACGGTGCCATTTCAGGGGCAGCGCTCGCGACCTGTGTTCCGAAGGTCGGGAGGAAGCCCTGTGCGTAGGACAAGCGTCGCGCACTCTCGCCACTCGGCTTGTCATAGCCTCGGAATGCCCACGCACGGTTCATCAGGTTCTGCGCTTCCTCCACGCTCTTGGCATTGTTCAGCGCCGTGACGAGCTGCGGATCCTCTTGAAGGAAGAAGCGGGCCTGCCCCGCTGGAGACAGGTCGCCGGTTGCAGCCAGCGCCGCATAACGAGGCCCACGCCAGGACATGATGCCGCCCGCCGTGCCAGGTTGGCCGCTCTCGCTCGGGTCGCTCCACGTACGATTGACATTGCCAGGGGCATAGCCGCTCTCGGCCTTACCGGTGGCGGCAACAGCGGCAAGCCCATATGGGTTGGTAACGCCAGTCTTCACCGTGTTGATGAAGTCGTTATAGACCTGATTGCTGGAGAGGTCGGACACGTCAGGCGGCGCCGGGTTGGTCGCAGCGACTTCCTGTTGAGCACCGGACGAAGGAACCTTTGACCCTCCGAACAGCGACGACAGAAAATTGCCGCTCTGTGCCGGCGGCGTGTAGGGCTGTCCCGTGAGCAACGACATCACCTGCGCATCGGCCGCCTGCTGATCGTCACGAGCAGCCTTTACCTGTAGGCCGCCCATCAGGGCCTCGGCCATCCGTGCGGCGCCCTGCCATGGTGACTGGATCGGGCTTGTGTCGGTCCCCTGCTGCAGCATCGCTAACGCAAGCCGCTTGCGAGCATCGGTGATGTCGCCTTGCGTCTGGCCTGTATCCGAACCAAATAAATAGCCCATTATGCCACCGCCTGTCCGTAGTCGACGCGATCGAAGCCGTCAGGATGTTCAAACACCGCTTCCGGATGGATTTCTCGGACGTCGTCCGACATGAGGCCTATCTGCATGGGGCCGCCCTCCTTATATCGGAAGGCATAGACCGGAAGTCCGTTATCGAGCTTGCCGACAGTCGAAATATCCGTCTTCAGGCGACGGTCTGATTTGAACCCGCCCATTGCCCAGCCCCCGAGCAGCGACGAACCGAGGCCGAACAGACCGCCCATAGCTGCATTCTGATTGGCCACCTGCTGGTTATAGATACCGAGCTTCTGATTGTAGTTGTCGTTGATCAGGCCCGCCTGATCGACCGTTGGAAGCTGTGTCGACGGGGTATTGACGTAGTTCGGCTGGTTGATCTGGGATCCGGACATCAGCGCCGAAATCTCGTTGATCGGCTGGTTGCGCTGCGTCAGGATCGAACTCTGGGCATTGGAATACATATCGCCCAAATACTGATCGTTGGCCGACTGCTTCTGCTTGGTGAAGTCATTCATGGCATTGAAATATGCCGGCGTCCCCATCTTGATGCCCTGATCGGCAAGCTTCTGCTCGAGCGACGCCTGATTGCGGTCCCAGGTATCGTTGAAGCCGTTGATCCAGTGGTCGTTCGTGTACCTGTCGATATTTTCTTTGGAGAGATCGACATTGGTGCCGAGCAGGTCTGAAATCTTGCCGGTCTGTTCGTTGGCGAGCTTTGCAAGGCCAAGCTGGGTCTGCTGTGTCTGGTTGTAGATAGCCTGGTTCGCCGGAGAATAGGACTGAGTGGCCGTGTAGGTTGGCAGGTAATAGGTCTTGCCGTTCTGGTCGGTCATCGTCTGCGTGCCGGTCTGGCTGTACGTCAGAGACCCGTCCGGTGTGATCTGGTTCGTGTGGCTCAGACCCGCGTTCGCAATTGCGGTGTCGACGTTGGTGGACGTCTGCGCCGCGGCGGTCTGCGTCGGATCTGGAGGAGTGGGAGCTTTAGGCGTGTGCATATGGGAATTCCTCTTTGAGGATGCCGTACATGAAGCTGTCGCAGTCCCCGAAATAACGGCGCTGGACGCCCTCTTTCTTGGCACCAAGCCGTTCAAGGCATTTCTGCGCAGGAAGATTGTCAGCGCGTGTCCGATAACTGGCGCGATGGCAGCCAAGTTGCTCGACGACATAGCGGTATGTAGCCTTTAGCAGCTCGCGTGGGATGCGATCGGCAGCGACCGAAACCTCGATGTCGTTTTGCGTGAAATTGTTGAAGACGAAGACGGCGATCAGTTTCCCTGATTTGTCAGTTGCTCCGATCGCCGAATACGGAGGGACGAACGTTGAGTTCATCTTCTCCGCCGCCCACGATGCGAGAGCTTCCTGATGCTCGGTGACGATCAAATCGGCTGGCCTCGCTCGTAGAGGATCGTTCCCCCTACAATCCCGGCTTCGGAAACCGAACCGGAATCACCGGAGATCAGCGCGCGGATCGTCGGCGCCAACGCCACACCGGTTCCACCGGCTGTCGCGAAGGTGCGTGTCAAGGTCGTGCCTGGGAAATGCGATTGTCCCCACACGGCTGTTCCCCAGCGCGAAGACGATGAAACCGGTACCGTAGCGAGCACTGCCAACGGAACCGACGTCTGATAGTCGACCGAGACACCGGCATACATCGTCGTGTTCGGGCCGATCTGCGTAGTGGCACCGATGGCTTTCGAATACTTCGGCGCGATGCCATCCCCAAACCGGCTCCAGGCACCAACCATCAAGGCATCGATAGAGGCCCCGTTGTCTGAGGCCCCTACCTCGGCTTCGTAGACTGTTCCGTCATTGGCGCCGAAAAACAGCCGTTCTTGCCACGTCCCCCAGCACGACGCCATGAAGCCGACGAAGCGGCACCATGCGCCGGTCTCGGTGTTCATGACGTACTGATATGCCCCCAGGTCGTTGGGCAGGTTCACGATGGCCATGCGGCGCTTCGGGAAGGCCGACAATTGCCACTGGTTCGACGATGTCCCGACCGATGCAACGGTCTCAAGCCACGTCGGTCCGATGGGCTTGGTGATGGCTCCCAGATCCGTCGCGCCTCGATCGAGCTGCACGGCCTTGGTGATTGGGATAATCCCGTCAGTGGTCATGATCGCGAGATCGGCACCGACATTCAGCAGGCAGCGATCGAAGCCGATCGGATTGCCGAGCTTGAAACTGCCGACAAAGCTCCAGTTCGTGGCGTCAGCAGGATTCGAGCCATTGTAGACCAGCAGCTCGCCCTCGCTGGTCATGATCGCAAGCGCCTGCTGGATGCCCGTCGAAACCGGGATTGTCCAAACGCCGATCGCAGCAAGGATGCCGCCGTACTTCATGTTGCCGCCGACGTTGAGGAGCGTCGCAGCACCGGACACCGCGTCGGTCGCGAGATACCAGATGTTCGTCGAGTTCTTCTCGATAAACCACAGGCGCGACCGATAGGCAGTCACCGCCAAAAGCGCCTTTGGATTGCTGATGCCGGTTATCGCAGTGGTGGTCCATGCGGCGCCGTCGTAAAGCAGCGGTGTGTCTACACCATTAACCATGCGGATGTACTGTCCGCCCGCATTGGTGAACTGCTGCGCGCTCCAGTGGGCGCTTGTGAGGCCGGACACGACCGGCGATCCGACAACACCGCCTCCGCTTATGTCGAAGAGGCTGCTTCCAGCGCTCGCGAAGAGCTTGTTCAACGCTCCGGAGTACGGGATGATGGTCTGCACATCGCCGCCGAGGCCGGTGGCAAAGGGCTGGGAACCATACCGAGCCCGCACCCGGTTGGACTCCGGAAAGAAGTTATCAAGTTGGAACGCCGCATCCTTCGGCATGTCAGCCATTTCGATATCGGTTCTCCAGCCACCAGTCGGCGCCACCCAATCGAAGCTGGGAGAGACGCGCGCCGTCTTCTTTGTTGGTCGTGCGGCCTGGCGCATCAGTTCACCTGAATAATACCGGGCCACCAATTGTCAGGTACGCCGCCGCGGTTGGGATTGGACAGAGAAACGGCAGTCGCCGAGCGATCCGAACCAACTTCGGATTCCTTGGCCCGTTCGAAGTTTTCGAGCTCTTCGGAATAATCGAGGCCCTTGGCACGCTTCCATCGCCAGATCAGCGATAGCTCGAGCAACCGCTCGGGGATCCGCGAGGTGTCGTTGTCGTTCGCCCAGGTCGCGGCATAGGTCGAGCCACCGTTGACCGCGATCCAGTTCTTCGAGACGTACTCGTACATTATGTTTTCGCCGGCCACGTTCGGATAGATGTCGAGCTTGCCACCGAACATGCGCCACAGCTGCGGAACCGGATTGGAGTTCAGAACCGTGTTGCGCATCCATGTTTGCCCATCGACGGGACCATTGAGCGTCCACAGGCGCGACGTGTTCCACATGGCAGAGTTATCGGGAAAGCGCTCCCAATCGGCAGGTGGTTCGTTCGGCTCTGGATAGGCACCGGTACAGGCAAATGTCCTAATGATGCGCAGGATCGACCAGTCATGGTCTCGCGCTAGATCATCGCCGGCACGCTGACACAGGATGCGCAACTGGATCAGCGTCGGGTCCTGCGAGGAGATGACGGCGGTCGGGAAAGACAGGGAGAGTTCCGCGCAGACGTTCTGGCAGATAGACAAGAGCGACATGCGCGGATTACCCCTTAAAGTTCAAGAGTGGTTTCGCGAGCAGACTTCGGCGGCCGGTTGGGACTGCGGCGCGGTTCGCCTTCAGCCTCCTCAAGGCGATCGGAAAGAGCCCGCACCTGTTCCTGGAGAACCTGGAGATCATTGCGAAGGCGCTCGTTCTCGGCGGCCAGCGAGGACGCTACAGAGCTATTTTTCGCGCTCTCAAGGAAAGCTTGAGCAGCTGCGACAGTCTCGTTCGCTCCCATCCCGATCTTCTGCTTCATCGTGTCAGAAAGGGCGGCGAGAGCCTCGACCGTGTAAATGTTGAGCGCTTCGTATTCCTTGACCTGGCTGGAGCTCATCTGTGGCCACTGCGAAAGCGGTGTACCTGTGATCTGTTCCCGTGCGCTCAGCCCGCGCTTGAAGCGTTCGTAGGGCTCATGGAAACGCTCTTTGTCGGTCTCCGTTGCTTCCCGGTAAACTTCGGTGTGCTTGTCGCCGGCAATGATGATGCGGACGAATTCCCTGTCCTCGAAAATCGGTCGGCCAGCCTCTTTTGATTTGAAGGTCTGTTCGACGGGCTCGATCGTGAACTGCGCGTAGATGCCGGTTGATTCGGCCATGGCGGATTTCTCTCTTTTGATTGAGGGTGAACGAAAAGGGGGAGAGCCGAAGCCCTCCCCTTATTGCGATTAGTTGACCTTCGCGATGTACGGCCACATCAGGCCGACTTCGAGAACGCCCGTGGCGGTGATAGTGATGCCGGTACCGTTCGCCGTGGCGTTGTTGTTGAGCGTGATGCTCTGGACGACGCCGGATGGGCTATAGGTCAGACCGGTGATGGTGGTGGAACCGGGAATGCCGGTACCGGACACCGATGCACCAATGAACGGGCCTGAGCCGACAGAAGCGCCGGAAAGGACCGTCAGGACGTTGGAGCCGTTCGTGGTCGTTGCCGTGAACGTCTTGTTGGCGGCAGCGAACGAAACAGGGGTGATCTGCTTCGTGGTTGCAGTCGGCGATGCCGGAACGGCGGCCTGCCCTGCGGTCGTGGTGGTTTCCGCAACGACGATGTTTGCGGTAACGCCCGACGACACGACGGCCGGAGCCTGTCCAGAACGCTGGACCCACACATAGTAGGTGCCCGCGGCAAGCGTGACAGTGCCGACAGGGCCGCCCGAGATGGTCGGGGGCTGCATTGCGCCGGAGAATACGCCGCAACGCTGACCGACAACTGCCACGGCGGTCGTCAGCAAGGAAGCGGCGTAGTCCTTGTCCCACTGCATCCACTGCCCCGGCTGAAGCGTGGTCTGCGATGCCAACACGAGTTGGCAATAGACCCACTCAGCTTCGGCATCACCCCAGCACACAGAGCCCAGGGTGAAGTTTGGCGCCGGAATACCGGAGCCTGCGACAATCGGACCTTCGACGACGAACGGGTTCGCGCCGAAACGCTCGGTCTGAGTCTTTGCAACAGACATTGGAGTTTCCTTTCTGGTTTCGGCTTAGGCGAACAGGACGCCCTGGAGGAAGGCGTTGTTCATGGTGATGTTGCCGGCCCAGCCCATGAGGCGCACGAATGCGTCCTGGTTGGGGTTCATGCGGTCATCGCCGATCGGGACCATGTCGCGGTCACGATGCGGACGGTAGAAGAGGTATTTCGTGTTGAGGAAATACATCTGGTTCGAAGGCGCACCGCCGCCGAAGCCACCATCGAAAACAACGTCGGAGCCCATGTACTGGAGGGTGTTGAAGCCCGCCATGCCCTTGTCGGACGAGGTGATGCGCTGGATCGCCTGCAACGATTCCCAATAGAGGCGGAAATAGTTGTTGTCGGCGACGATGAGATCCGGCTGATCCGGGCCGCGCGAGCAGGCCAGATAGAGACGGTTCATGTAGCTCTGGATGTTGGTGGTGGCGGTTGCTGCACCACCATCCGACGAGCCGGAGAACTTCTGGTTACGCCAGAAGGCCCATGTGGCGCGGTTGATGCCGCCAATGGTGCCAGACGTCGGAGAGGTCGAAATCAGGAGCTGCAGGCCACCGATCTGACGGCCACCGTCGGCAGTGCCGTCCGAATAGCAGTCGAGAGCGATGTTGTTCTTCAGCGTGATCTCGGCGTTTTCGATGCGGCCTTCCAAGAGGTCGAGGACAGCGTCTTCGCCGGAGTTCTGGAGCTGTTCGAGGCCTGACATAGAGACGGCAACTGCCGCCTGCTTGATGTCGTATTCGGCCGCCGTGATGACGTCTGAGGGCTGCACGTTCAGGAGGTCGTAACCGGAATAGCGCTTGAACGTGCTGTTTTCCTGATACTGAAGTTCCTGAACGATGGTGCGACCGCCCGAAAAGGGCTTCTTGCGACCGCGGGCATTGAGACGGGCCAGAAGCCCGTTATTCTTGGTCACGTCGTCTGCAATGACGCCGGAACGATTGCGGAGAGTCGTCGTGACGATTTCCGAGAGGTTTGGAGATATTGCCATATCTGGCACCTTTCACCTATGAGGGTTTATACGTGCCCTCTCGCAGCGGCCAAGCCGGCTCTGAGGGACTCGCGAATGGATGTGGGCTGGCCGCTTCCAGCGTTGGCGCTCGGGCCTGGCGCGGAAGAACCAGTGATGGATTTCGAGGCCTTGCGGGCTTGAGCTGCCGCGGCGGCACTCTGTGCATTGAGATCGGGAGCCGGAGCCGGTGCAGCCTGATTGATCAGCTGCTGGCGAATGTCCGGACGCATCCAGCATGCGGCGTCGTAGGCATCCTTGATCGACGATGCGCGCCCCGCGTTGATAAGGGCGATCATGTCTTCAAGAACGGCCTCGGCGTGCACGTTCGCTGGGTCGGAAATGAACGCCTGAACCTGATTTTCAGTGTCCCGTTTCCGAAGTACCTGCTCGACCGTTGCCTCGACGTTGACAGGCTGAGGCTGCGGACGGAATTGCTGCTGTTGCTGTTGGGCCGGCGCCTGCTGCTGAGGGATTTGAACCTTCCCTTCAACAATCGCCTGGGCCAGAGCCTGAATATTGACGCCGCCGATCTGGGCGACATGGAAAACTGTGCCGATCGGGTCTCGCTGCAAGAACTTCTCGTAGTCGAGCGCCTTGCGCATGACATCGGCGTGAGTGGTGTTCCCCTGCTTGATGAGCGGGGTGAACTCCTCGAGGCCCTTGTAGTCCTGCAGGACCCGGAAGCCCTTATCGATCTCCTCTTCTCGCTTGGAGACTGCGGCCTGAACCTCGGCGGGCAGGTTCGCGAAGGCGGCCTTCGCTTCGGGAGACCAGCCAGGAGGAGCCTTATGGGCTACGGCCTCGACTGCGGGGGCCTGCTCGATCTTGGGCGGCTCGGCTGGCGCGGCTTCCACCTTCGGAGCCTGAGCCTGCGCGGCTTCCTTCACTGCTTCCTTCGGCTTCGGTGCTTCCTGAGCAAACCGGCCGGCCTCGTCGCGGGTACGGTCTGGCTTTGGGTCCTGCTCTTCCTTCGGGGACATCGCAGCCTTGAGGCTATCGCGGATGCTCACCGGCTTTTCAGATACGACGATGTCTTCGCTGCCGTTGCCGGCCTCGTTCAAAAGGTCTTCCATAGGTTCCTCGTTCGGGGATTGATGCCCGTTTAGGCGGTGTGCTGCTGGTAGGCTTGCTTCAGAGCTTCGTGGATCGCCTTGCGATCGGCTTTCGGCTTCTCGATCGGTCTCGGCTGTTCGTTGCCGATCTCTTCCACGCCATGGGCGCGGTATTCACTGCGGAGCTTGGACTTCGACGTATAGAACTGGCCGTCGTGCATCGATTGGATCTCGATACTATCCGAGACGAAATGCGGCGACGGAAGCGACGAGCGCGTCATGACGCGTTCTGGGCGGCAATTGTCGGGCCATGGATTGTCGAGATCGTGCCAGCCCGAGCAAGACCTACAGTATCTCTGACGCATGTTCGTCCTGCCATCTCTTGCCAGCATGTATTCTGCTGATTGTGCTTGGGTTCACGCCGTACACAGCTGCGATCTCACACTTTTTCTTCGTTCCGCGCAGCGAGTTAATCTCAATAACTTCCGCCCTAGTGAGCTTTGCGAGCGCGCCTCTTTCGCCCCTGCTATGTGTGCCGTGCGCGACTTTATCCATCTGATTTTCAGATGGAGACTTCCATGAAAGATGGCTCTTCGACACGCAGCCGAGATGACCTTTGCCGCAAGAATGCGCGGCCTCATGCTTTGCGGTGGGAGGCTCTCCGTATACGTCTTCGCAGACGAAACGTGATACGTTGCTAGTCTTATTATTCCAACGCGCCTGCCCATATCCCGAAGTTGAACGGCTATACGGCCACACAAGACATTCATCGCCTTCATATTTTAAGACGACGTTTTCGTAATATTCCCTCGCCTCACCATTCGGCGTGGCCTTAACTGTCGACGTGTCGCCATACTTGTACCAGCGGGTATAGTGCTTGATGCAAAGACCAGAAGATTTCAGAGGATTGCCGCAGTCTGGGATTGAGCATATACGATTGATAGCCATTTCGACCTCCTGACAAGGTTGGCTTGGTTAGGGCCTCGCGGTGGTGCAAACACCGTTTGAGGCCCGAATTTTATAGCAGATTCAGCGCTTTATCGCAAAGGCTCATTGCACCGTCCCTTGCTGAGGCTGCACCGCGCCCTGCTGCATGCTCTGTTGGTGGCGCATCATGTCCATGGCCGCCTGACCGCGCATTTTCTCCATGTCGGCCTGGTGAGACATCGCCGTTGCGGCCATGTCCATCTTCGCCTTCTGCTGCTCGGCGTCGGCCTTGACCATTGTCGTCTTCAGCTTGATCTGTTCATCCGGTGATGGCTGTGGAGGTGGCGGAGGCGTCATGGCCTTCTCGGTCAGCGCGGCAACGGTCTGCTCGAGCGTGGATTCAAGCTGGCGCCCCGCCCTGAAGCCACGAGCGACGAACAATAGCACCTCGCCCATTACAGGAACGAGCATCGGCTGTTGCTGCGCGATCGGTCCGGCCTGATTGATGAACTGCCCCATAACCTGGGCGAATTCCATGCGCCGCTGCTTTTCCGCGTCCTCGTCCGGTTCAATCGTCGAGTCCGTCTCGATATCGATGCGGAAGCCACGAATGTTGTCGTCTCGAAGAACCTGAACGACCTCATCGATCGTCGGCTGCTCCATTAATTGATCATACCCCTGCGGCATCTGCGGAGGCGGAGGAGGCTGCTGGCCCATCTGCTGGGCGCGCTGGGCGACGGCCTGATACTGCTGTGTCGCCATCTGCACCTGCGCTTGCATCTGCTGCTTCTCAGCCATCGTCGGCAACTGAATGCCGGTCATGGCTGTCAGCGTTTCAGGCTGGAATTGCTCACAGACGATTTCGCCGGCAATGCGGATGATATCGCGGGCAAACCGTGCAAGCTCGGCCTGACGGTCACGGATGCGGATCGAACCCCACTGGCTTTTGATGCGCTGCGCCGTGGCCGTCTCGGAAGCCTGAGTATCGCCGCGAACGATGTCGCTAATTCCAGTGATCTGGTAAACGTCTTCGATAAGCTGCTTGCGCGCCTCAATGCAGGCGGTGATAACCTTCTGCACCTCGTCAATCGGAAGCGTGACGATGGCGTTCGAGCCGCCCTTGTCGGTGAACGCCGCCCATTCAGGGATCGGCACCATGACGGTGTCGTTATCCGGCCGCATTGCCTTCTCGATTGCAGGCGAAACAGACCCGTCACCAGCCGGATAGAACACCTTAAGCCGTAGCTGATCAGTCAGCTTGGCAATACGCTTGGTGAGAGCGTCGATCTCGTCGCACTGGCCTTGATAATAGACGTAGTCAGGAATCGGGATGAGCGAACCGGTCGACGTCGTCCCATAGGCAGGCTTCGGGCACGGCCAGAACCCCTCAAGCTGAAGCGGAGGCTCCGAGACCTCAAGCGCGACCGGAGAACCATCGGCAATCCAGACGGTGTAATTCTCGGTCTTGCACCAGATTTCCCAAATGCCGGTTTTGCCAGCATTCTGCGCACGGTCTGCATCTGTCTTACTGCTCTTGTCGGTCGCCAGGACTTCGCCGCTGATCGTGGCCAGCGCTTCTTCGCTGAAACGCTTCTCGATCTCATCCTTGGTCATCGGGACGCGACGGGCAACCCAGCTGACATCCTCCCATCTCCGGGCTGGAGAATGCATGAAATCGGACCAGTGGACGAAATCAATCGGTATGCGCTCGTCCGTAATCCGCTCCATCGGAGGGAGCTGTGCAGTCTCCATCTGCTCGTATTCGACGCTTTCGGAGGGCTCAACGCCCATATCAACCGATTCAATGTCGGCCTCGTAGCGGAGCCATGCCGTACCGCGACCGAATAGCAGGAAATCGTCACGGCATTGGCGCATGAGCGCATCGATATTGGCGTTCTCGGTCAGGAACGTGAGCGCACGCTCGACCATCTCAGAGCCAGTGCGTGCGACGGGATCGCTATCCTTGAAGCGACGTTCAACGGCGGGCTGTGGTGGGCGAGCATAAACGGCTGGCTGCAGCACGGATATGTTTGCCCAGAGCATCGGGAAATTGCGTTTCGCGTCCGCAGGGCTGTCGCCTTGCTGATCGAGATAGACCTTCTCGATCTTCTCGCAGCGCGTATGCCACTTTTTGAAATAGTCGGCGCCGCGCTCAAGCTGGTCCTTCCAATAGGCGCCAACTTGCTTGAGGTCGTACCCTTCCGGCTTTTCGTCTGTCGTGGTCGGATCGGCCATTTATACTCTCTCTTTGCGAGCGGGCGTCGAGTCGATGAAATCGCGGAAGGTCATATTCTGGAGCATCACGGGCTTCGGCTGTTCTTCAGGAACCGGCGCCAACCCCTGCATGATCTCACAGCCGTAGGCGAAGCTATCGCCGCGATGAGACGCCCAATTGTGGATAGGCTCGCGGGAAAAGACCTGGTTGTCTTCATTCCACTCGAATTCCCAAGCGGTCAGGCCATCGATCCCGTTTTCGCAACGCGTCTTGTTGAACTCGCACTTGTCGATGATGTGGCGCGCGGCGCTGATCTGGTCCGGCTTCTTCGACCCTGGCTTCACCATGATCTTGCCGGGGAAGGCCTTCAGAAACTTCTCCATCGCGGAGTGCTTGCTCTGGAAGGTCTTTGCCCTCGCATCAGGTGGAAGCCAGATCTTGCCAAGCTTCGAAGCCTTGATGCCATGATCCGCCAGCCGGTCTTGCAGCCTCGGTATCCAGTCATCGGCGTCGAGGCCGTGATCGTGATCGTAATCGAAGATCGTGAAGCCGCCGATCTTGCGCTGCCAGAACCACCAGCAAGCCGTATCCCGAAACCCGATGTCGCTCGATACCTCAACCGGAGCGCCGTGCGGGTCAAACTCGACATTGTCATTCACCCGGCCTTCACGCTCGGCCTTGTTTACCCATTTGGCGAGGATGGCACCTTGGCCAGCACCGTAAGCGCCATTCCAAATGTGCTCTGCCTTGTCGGCATCAGCCGCGAAGTCGTCGAGCATATCCTGGTAGAGCGGCGTGCTCTTGAACCAAGGGTTATCCTGCCAATTGATCTGAACCGAAACGCTTTCCGATGGCGGTCGCTGCCTGAAGAACATATCAACGGGGTCGGTCTTGTAACGAGGGTTCCACGAGAACCAAAGTTCGGACCCATCCTTACGCATCGTCGGGCGAAGCATATCCAAGGACGCCTGACTTAACGTCTGCGCCTCTTCCACCCAGGCAATGTCGTAAGCTTCGAGCGACTTGATATTCGCCGCGTTGTACGACTGCATGCCCTTGAAGATGATCAGCGAGCCGGCCGGGCCGCGTATTTCTGTGTCTAGCACTTCGAATTCGTTATCGAGGCCGAATTTCGAAATCTTGTCCGCAAGGAGCTGCTTGACCGAGTCCTTGATCGAGTTCTGGACTTCGCGAATGCAGACGACGCGCGTTGTCCGTGCATAGCAACGAATGATGATCTGCTCTGCGAAGAAATGCGACTTAGCCCCGCCTCGGCCGCCATATGCGCCCTTGTATCGCTTTGGCAGCAGAAGGGGCTTGAGCTTGCGAGGGACCTCAACCCGAAGAATCGACAATCGTGAACTCTATCTTGTGACGGACAGGGTTTTCCCTATCGCCGGCCAACTGCATCGGGAGAACCTTGCCAAGAAGCGCCAAAAACGGCCCGGGATTTTCCTTCGCCTGTTTAGCGAGGTATGTCGTCAAGTCGCCGTCACCCGCATCCTCTGCTGCTTGGAGGATCGCGTCTTTGAGAACGGCTGTCGTCTTGTTTGGCGTGCCCTTCTGGCGCCCACCAGTTTTAGCGCCGCGGGCCACTGGCAACCTCCCGCAGTCTAATAACGTCTACTTTAGAGACGCCATAGAGCTCGCAGTTGGATTCATCGAGTTTTCTGAGAAGAAATCTCGCTACAAAACGGCGTGGTCCAACCTCTTCTAGTCCCTTGACGAAACGGGCATACTCAGCTTGCGCCCTCTTCAGCCAAGGTGGGGTCTGCTTAGGCTTTATTCGCCCCCCGCCGCCGCCTCTGGAGACGTTCGCTGTGGGCTTAAGCTCACCAATCCAATGGACCTCACGCTTGAACGCATGGTCATCATTGTCGCAATACTCCACGATCGCGCCTGGGAGACCAAACTTTTTGCACTGCGTCTGCAGGCGGCTGCCAGAGCCTTTGCCTACATAAACGGTCTCCATCCCATCGAAGATGCGGTATACGTAAAAATTACTGGCTGCCATTGTCTCTCACCTTCTGATCGGCTGGAGCGGTATTGCGAATGCGCGCGGCGCACCTTTCGCTTTCAGTAGCGCTGCAAATCTCTGCAATAGTGGCACTGGCATGTGCCGTTCTCATCCGGAGATAGAAGCTTCCCGGTATCCGCTAGGTGTATGGCCTCGGCTGCTGTGCGCCAATACTGCGATGAAGACCGGTCGATGCCGCCATCAGTCGACGGAGGCAATATGCAGCCATTCTCGTCGTAGCCTGCCATTGCTGAGATGCGGCGGTATTCTTCGCGTCGGTTCATGATCGGATACCCGCCACCCAGCAGTACCTGCACACCTGCGGGGACTGGCATGAGGAAAGCGAAAGAAGAAGCACAATCAATAATTTGCGTGTCATTTCGTCGCTTCTTCATCGTCGTGGCACCAGCCCATGTGCCCCATATGCTGCCCACAGGCGGCACAACGCATCAAGGGGAAATCGCCGATGCGATCTTCGACAAGCGTATATGTTTTGTTGCGGCACTCCCGACATGCGATGAAGGACATGGTGTCATCGACCATATGCGGGCTTTTGAACGAGAGGTTGATGACGTTGGTCATTTCAGCTTACCCATGAGAGGAGAAGGCTTAGGAGGATTGCGCCTATTAGGATGGTGGAGAGGATGAGGATGGGCCTCATGCGTCTAGCATGGCGCGATATTCAGCTTTGCCGAGGTCGGTCATGGCTGAGTGGCTGTTGAAGTCTCTAGCGCCAGTGTTTGTCTCAATTGAGAGCACCTGCCCAACGAGTGGCCCGCTGGAAGAGGCAGCCCAATACGGAACGTTCGGCCAGTAACGGCGGTACGGCTCCACATAGCGATCGATGAAGACAGGGTATGGAGTAGCTGAGCCGTTGATTTCAGAGACGCGCGCCTTGATGCGCTCCCACTGCTTTTCGCTCGGAGGGCCGTCCATGATTTCGGAGAAGCCTTCGAACCATGCCTTGAATTCGCTGAGCGTCATTGCGTCTCTCCAAATGAAAAACCCGCCACCGGTGAAGGTGACGGGCTGTGTGGGTACGGGAGGCGGAGCTTGGCGTTGCTCTCTTATCGCTGTCGCCCACTACGCCCAGTGGACCCGGCCTTCCCGATCTCTATGCCGCTTGCCTGCGGCGTGCCTCTCGCTGTTGGTGCCAGTTCAGCGCTTGCACGAATCGCCCGTGCATTGCTTCCTAGGGGCACAATCGGGAGACGCAAACCTTAACATCATGTTCGGATCGCCCCAGTCAGCAGACACCCCAGAAGAGCGAGCGATGGGGTTTTGGTGGTATACGCTTCTATTTGGGTGTTTGATCTTCGTTAGTGTGTTGGTGTTTGCTCTGCGAGCCTGGCGCTTCAACCACTTTCCCCATGCCGTCGCGACTATCGTCGATGTTTGGGATAAGCAGATCCGTGTTTCCCGTGGGCGCGGCTCCACTCTTACCGATCTGGTCGTTGGTCCGAAATACGAGACCATCACGGTGGGGCGCATTCAATTTGAGCGCAGATCCGGAAACAGAACGTATGCTTGCACCATGGTTGTGACGCTCGGCGCTCCGAGCGACAAATATCAGGTAGGCGAGAAACTTGACGTCGTACCCGCCACGGGCACCTGCCAACGCGTCGATGTCATAGGTCGGGTGAAGTAGATCTTCGTCCCGCACCGGCCTCCATTCAACACGGTGCAGTCGATTAGAAGGTTCCGGGACGGAAATCGGAACAAGCTCCCATTCAAATGGCTGTGGATAGTGCGAATTGGTCTCTGCCAGCCTTGCGACTCGCGGTTTCATTTCGTCTTATCGGCCGATTAAGCGGAGGCTGCAGTGGAATTTTACGATAAAACTTTCTGGTATACTGACCCGACGGGTACAGTTCTGCATAACGCCAAACTGCGGAAAGGTTGGGTTCTCACCGTTTCCTCGTTGGCAAGAACCCCCGGCCTCGAAAATGCCACCACAAGATACACGGCTTTTCACAGGGACAGGGAGAAGGAAGCGCTATGGGAGAAAATCAGGTCTGAAGAGTTTGCCGACAAGCCAACCCGGATGAAGGCCATGTTTCTGTTCACGAGCGAGGAAGATGTAGAAACGGCTATGCAAACTTGGTTCAAGGGCGAGGATCGGGATATCCTCGCTGTGCAGGTTCCAAAGGCTTCCAATCTCCATATCGCCGACTCTAAACATCTCGACGCCCCACAATCCGATTGGGACGCAGCGGCACGTCTTTATTGGTCAGGCAACCAAACCGATACTCCACTCCTCGAGGCGGTACTTGATGGAGAAGCGTTCATTCGAGACTGGGAAGCCCTGAAAGTAAGGTTCCGCTGAATTCGGCTCATTTCTTCTTGCGGCCTGCTAGGAAACCGCGGTGGACCGTCGCTCTGCGCACTGTACATCCACCAAATCAGTGCGCAGAATTTGCAATACGGTTATTCAGTGACCTAATAGGTGATCATGTCCGAGTAATCGACGTACACCTCGCCGATCTCATTACCGTCTTTATCGTTGATCTTCTCAAAGCCGTCCTCGAAGTCATCCTTTTCGAGGCGATCAGCCAAAGACCGGAGCAAAGCCGCCGCCTGCTTGTTCACCAAGGCGGGTATGGGGCCGCTCAGGTTAAGCTCAACATCGAACTTCAGAACCGTTACCGCTTCGTCATTGTCGTTCATAGGCATCCCCTCTGTTTGCGCAGAGAGGATATAAGCGCCCATTTGAAGCCGCGCCAAGTGGAGCGCCTGTAGAATTTCGCCGCGCCCGGTGGGGTTCCGGTGTTCGAATTCTGCTCGATGAAGAAGGGTCGATTGCGGCTCTACCGTTCGGCTCGCTCCAGACAACCGCCGGCCCCGCTCGCAAGGAATTTCGATCTGGCTATCCGCAACGCGTGTATTCAACTAATCTAATTTTCGTTAACGCAGACCCGAGGATGTATCAACACCAAGCCCGGAGTGACGAGAATGGCAGAGATTGATACTGACGACATTCAAAGACTTGCCAGACTATCGGAGGAAATTCGCAGCCGCCTGGCAGAAGTTTCTATGATTTTAGCAAGGGTATCCGGCGACCAGAAGCTCGAGAAATCGCCGGTGCGAGGCTTCACGCCCAAGGGCGTAAAGAGCAAGAGCGCAAATCAACGGAGCGGTGACTGGGTTGAAATTATCGACGTTGATGGCGTCGAGGCGTGCTACGGCGTGATCAACGGCAAGCCGTTTGCTGAAAGTCCCTGCGGAGGATAGAGGGGAGCCATCCCTGAAGAAGGCGCATTTCTCCCATCGTGCGGCTTACCACTTAGGGGCCGCGATGGACCGTCGCTCTGCGCACTGTACATCCACCAAATCAGTGCGCAGATATTACTATACGGTTATACGATTTCAAGTGGATCAGCTTAGTTTCAACAACTGATCCATCGTTTGCATAACCAAAGCGCGCGATGAAGGTGCCCTAAGGCTGCGGGCGAGGCCGCCGGGCAACTCGGAATACTGCGCATTGCGGATCTTGCGGCTGGCTCTCGATGCGGCCTTCTTTACCTCCGCCAGCTCCCGATCGACTTCCTCCTGCCGCATGCGACAAGCCTTTTCCAGTAGGTACTTCTGGTCTTCTTCCCACACCATGTATCGGAGGCGATCAATCACCTCTTGCGGGAAGCTGAAAGGCTCGGCGGCGTCGCCGTACGTCCGGCTGTACTTCAGAAGCTTTCCGACGCCTTCGACAGCCTCAACCGGTACGAAACGCTGGGTTGGCAGGTTGACGAACACGTAGCCGGTGAAGATCGGAAAGCGCCGCTCGATCAGTTTCTTGTTCCGATGGTGCTTCACGATGATTCGGTAGGTGGGCATGAAGGATTCGAAACCGGCGTTGGCAAGATTGCGTTCGATCAGGCTCAAGCTTGGTTCTCGGCCGTCATTGGCCGGCGCCGATGGCGAGCGCTGTGATCCAGGTGCGGCCTTGACCGCAAACCAAAGATCGGCAGCGGGCTTCCACTCGCCGACCTTGCCTTCATCGTAGCGAGCCAACCGAAACCTCAGTTCCTCGGCACGCGTCTCCTTCGCCAACAGGTCTTCCTTGTGCGGGTTGAAGGCTCGATTGAGGGTCTGCATGTTCAAATCTTGATATCCTTCAGCTTGTCCATGATTGAGCTGCGGCGTTTCTGGCCGGCCGAGTAAGCTTGCTCGCGTTGAGCCCTCGTGGGCTGGAGGCCAATCGTCACCTGCCTGACGGTGAAGCCTTTGCGGCGGAGGGCCTCGACCTCGATGCGGCAATCCTCGGCATCTAGGTTTCCGAGGTGCTGATCTTTTCTGCCGTTCTCGATGCGATCGATCCGCCAGTTCCTGAAAAGTTGGGCAGACAGCTGGTAGTATTCGTAGGAGACGATGATAGGCGTGGGCCGGAAGCCCTTCGTTGCCGTTTTGATGCGCTCGGCATTCACCTTGCCGAGCAGCTTTTCCATCATGCGCTGCTGGACATCCTCGGGGAGCTGTTCGACCATCACTTACCCCGCGCTTTTTCAGCCAGATATGCTGCAGGATCGATGCGCTTGACCTCAGAAGCAGCGCCGAACGTACCCAGCTTATAATCGCGATAGGCTCGATCGCCGGCCGGATCGAACTTCGCAGCAGCAATCGACCGCACCCATCCGACAGCCTTGCCGGCATTCGCCATCATCTGCCGGTCCTGCAGCTCCTGCTGCCGCTTTGCCTTCCGGCGCCCCTTCTTGGACTTGGGCGCCTCAGGCTTACCCCAGAGCACCTTCTTTTGGCTCCTCGGCTTGGCCGGTCGGCTGGCTTCGTTGTCGAGGCGATCGAGTGCCTTCCAGGCTGCGGCGTTCGTCTCGAAAGGGCCTTCCACTACTTTGCCGCGCTGGTCGGTGATTTCGAACTGGCCATCATTGTTGCGGGTGACGTTTATGGTTTTCGTCATGCCAACTCGCTTCCTAAGTTTTTGAAACTCGCGGGGATGTCTACGAAACGGCGATCGGCGCCAACGAACTGGAGCGTCACCGAACCGGGCCGACCACAAATCGGCTGGCGGCGGATCTTCTTCGCGATGACGTACGTCACGTCTTCCTCGTAGTCGCGATAGACGACTAGACCGGCATCGGCCTTGTTGCGCCAGTGAGCACTACCGGCGAGATCATAGAGCCCTGGAATAGGCTCCTTCCCCTCGCCGTGAGCTTTGAGCTTGGTCGGGTGAATGATCATCCAGATCGTGCAGCCATGGCGCTTGCCGAACTGCTTACACTTGGAGATGAGCTGCGAAATGAACTCCGTTTCCGTCAGCTTGTCCGGCCGGGACGCCTCGATCTCGTTGTATGGATCGATGACGATGTTGGTGACGCCATGGCGTATCACGGCAGCGCGGGCGCGTTCGAGCAGCCAATCGATTGACGGCGTATGGTCGACAGCGCCGAGGAGGAATATCCGCTCGTTCAACCATGCCATCGCCGACATGACTTCGGCTTCAGTCATGCGATGCGTCGGACCGTCGTAAAACGGCTGCCCAACCCATATCTCGCACAGATCGACGATGTGATTGGCTTCACCAGTCTCCGGAGAGAAAAAGCCCCATTTCTCGTCACGAAGCCGCGCGGTCTGCACCGCGATCTGATCGATCACCCTCGACTTGCCGTGGTTCGGGATGCCGGTGACGGCGACGAATTGCCCGGGAATGTATTTGAACGCCTTGTCGAGCTCGCGGAAGCCAGTGGTTAGCGGCTGCGGTCCCTTCCCGTGATAAATGTCCAGCACGTCGTTTGCGAAGCTCTCGACATCGTGCAAGCCGTCGATCGGCCACGGCTCGGCACCGTTGACGCAGTCGAGCAGCATCTGCTTGCCGTGGTTGAGCAGGCATTCGTTGGCGTCCTTGCTTCCCGTCGGCAGCCGCACACGGAAGCTCCTGTCTTTGCCAACGCGGCGTGCGATCTCCTGCGCCAGCGCCTCGCCTGGGCCGTCCATATCGGTGGCGATTAGGAACCGCTTCACCTGCAGCAACAGCTCCCAGTGCGTGCCGAACGGCTCGTACCGCTTCTCGCTGGTCTCCGGTCCCGATGGCGCTCCGTTCGGCAACGACACGACGTGGTGCAGACCGGCTTCTATCATTGCCATCACGTCGATCTCACCTTCGCAGATGATCAGATCTTCACCGGCGCCGATGCTGTCGGCGTTGAAGAACACCGGCTCCGGATCCTTCTCCTGCCGGAACAGCTTGTTGGCCGTCCGGTATTTGACGTTCCGGAGCTCGCCGTCCCAGTCATACGGGAACGCGATGCAATCCTCTTCCTTTTCGGTTTGCGGGAACCACTGCCGGGTCTTGTAAATCCCGAACCGCTCGACAACGGCGCGCGATATCCCCCGCTTCTCGAACCAGGCGTGGAGGCTGTCCGGTCGCTGCGGCGAAGCCTCGCGCTGTGGCTTGCGATAGACACGACGCTCGCGCACCGGACGATACTCGCTGCCGCCAGCGCCGCCGCTGAACTGGCAGTGATGGCAGTTCCAGACCGCGCTGCCATCGGGCTTGATTGTGACCGAGAGGCAGGGATCGTTTTTCTTCCGGCGCGAGGACGAGCAGGCGGGACACGTGGTCTTGTGGCTGCCGACACTCGTGCTGCGGATGCGGATGTTGTGTTCGGCGAGAGCTGCGAAGATGTCCGTCATCACATCCTCTCGAAGAGCTTGGCTTTGGTCGTGCGGGGCGGCGGCGAGGTGTTGTCAAGCTTGTCCCTGTACCAATTCCGCCAAGTTGCCAGCCAATCGAGCTTGGCGCCCTTCGGGTGGGACAACGACCAATTTTTCATCCGCTCGGCTTCGGCCAAGGCTTTCGACCGCGGCATGCCTTTATCCACAGCTTCATCGATCCATTCGGCTGGAGGAACCCAATCCGCCGCAAGGCGAGAAGCGCGTTTTTTGGAAACACCGTTAGGTGTTTCTTTTACTATAATCTGAGCTTCTGAGATTGGTTCATCGCCTGTTGAACGTTCGCTGAGCGTCCGTTGAAAGCCTTCTTTGTTTTTCCTGCGTTTTTTTGCGGACTGTTTTCCGGCTTCTGATTGCTTCTTCAACATTTCTGCGCGGGAAGTGAACGCATTTTCGCAGCGGACATTCCACAGGCCACGGTTGAGCCGAATGATTTTTTCGTCGTCTATGAGGTCAGCAAGAACACGCTTGAAAACGCGGACGTCAGCGCCGCACATACGCGCCAGACGCTCGTCTGACTGATCCAGGGCAACGCCGCGATTGTACATCTCGTTGAGAAGCACCGTGTAAATTCCGATTTCCTGAGCTTTCATCCCTCGAATTCCGCCGAGGAAGTCATCTTGAAACCACTGCACATACGGCAGCAGGCAATGGCGATAGTCCGGCACATAATCAGGGGACACGCCTACCTCCGTTCAATCGATGGAGGTCGAGTTTTGTGGAAGGGAAATGTCGTGACAGTTTGCCTGGGAGGATCGACAGGCAGTCTCCTATCGTCGTCGACAAACAGGTTGTAGAATTCCTTGTAGGCCCGAACGCTGGCGAGGCCGTCCTCAATGTCGAGCGTCCGGTCGGCTTTTCTGCGTGCCAGACGATAGGCTTCCCAAGCCGCCAATTGTCGCTCGGTCTTTTCGGGCTCCGTCGGTAGTTGCGTGTGAGGGACTATCATCGCGACACCTGATTTTGTTTCGCAGCCTCTATCCAAGTCATCAGCCCAAGCGGTTTCTGCTTGTCGCTAGGCCAATTCTTCGCGAACCAGCCCATGACCTCATCATAGGTGCGCAGGGTGAAACTTTTCGAGGGATCAGCGATGCCTGCAAGGAAGGACGCGTTGTTCTTAACGCGGCGCGAAATTGTCGACGTAGCGCAACCTGTCAGATCACTGTACGCGCTGGCGGTTGCTAGGAGGGTTTTGCGAAGATCGTTTTCCATTTGATAACCATTACTGGAAAATCATTCGCATGTGAAGGGTGTGAATGTTTTTTCGGTCTGGAATTTTGGCAAAATATGTCGGATATTCCAGACCATGGAAAATGATCTAGCAGATAGAATCCGTTCTCGCTTAGAGCAAATAGGCAAAAGCGCCGCCGCCGCCTCCCTTGAGGCCGGGTTGGGCCGATCTGCCATCACCGATATTCTCTCAGGAAATACCGGCAGCCCGAGAGTATCGACGATCGAAAAACTGGCGCCCGTTCTTGACACTAGCGTTTCTTACCTGCTCGGTATTCAAGACGATCCCGACCGCGAATACCTGATGCCGCCTGAGATCGGTCGCGCACCGGAGAATAAAGCTCCTCTTATAGCAACCGCAGCCGTTGGGGTATTCCAAGAGGACGCCATATTTTTTGCAAACCTCAAGAATGATAAGCGCCTACATTACGTCAGAGGCCTAGAAGAGTTCCCAGACTGGACACCGCAACCGGCACGGATGGGCGATAGTTCAATGGAGGGTGTCTACCTTTTTTGGGATGACATCTTTACGGTGATCATTCCGCCAGGCTCTCCACCCAAAAGCGTCCCTCTCCAATCAGGAATGCTCGTGCTGACGAAACGCCGTGTTCAGCATGAAGGCATCTTCGAAGTGAGCGCCCGGTATGTAAAGATACGCGGGAGGGAAATCCACTTCGAGACCCGTCCCGGCGACAGTGGCGGTGACCCGCGCCGTACCATAGTAGACCTGTCGAATGTTGATGAAAGCGGCCTCGAAGATGATCCTAATCAGTATCCGACCACTGATGGGAGAATCCGCGTGATCGGCGTTATCATTAGGACGGAAAGATCTTTCCCACTTCCCGAATGAATGATTTTTCATTCGAAATGGTTGACGACTGATTAATCATTCGATATAAAAGCTCCACCCTAACCGATGGAGTTCCAACAATGACACGACCGATTCCGGCCGCCGGCGAAGCTATGTCTTGCAGTCGCAGATCTCTCTTATCCGCCCTTCCCGGCCTTGCCGCCGCTACGGCCATTCCTGCGGTCCTCGATGGCCCACGAACAGCCAGCGCGGCTTCCGATCATCCAGCGGCATCAGTCAGAATCCAGGAAAACCCTGACCTTCTCCGAGCTTATGACAGGCTCCTGGCTGCACGCGCTGAAGCCGCCGCCGCGGAGGATGCATTGGAATGGCTCGCAGACGAATGGAAGCATCTCTGGCCGCTCGCCCCCGAAGAACTGCTGCGTGGTGCGAACGCCCAATATGAGGTCAATTGGAAGCCCTCAGCCGAGCGCGATATCATCGGCCGCTACCTCGTCAGAGACACGAGCGTGTTGACGACGCGCATGTCGAGAGCACACCGACAGGAATCCCCTCAAACCTGCTTTTCGGTCCTCAATTCAAGCGAAGCCTTGGAGACGCTGGATGATTGGAAACGGCACGTCCCGAAAGGGCGTACTGAGAAATCTCTCGCGAGCAACCGAGCCTTTAAGGAGAAGGCCATCGAGGAGTTTGAGCGGAAGCTCGCGCTTGCTGAAAAATATGAAGCCGAAACAGATCATTTGCGCAGGATCGCCGGCGTCGACGATGCAAGGAACCGCGTAGCCACCGCACGAGGCAATCTCCACCGAGCCGAACATGATGTTTCGCTTATCCCGGCATTCGCGCTTGAAGGGCTGCGGATTAAGGCCGAAGCCATCAAAGCGAGCGACATACCCGATACACTGCTTGCTCATGATAGCCCGTTAGGGAACATGGCGCGCATTTTGCAATCGATTCTCGACGTGGCGGAAAGGACCTCCGCATGATCGACGCCGAAAACCTCCAACATCTGCGCACTGAACTTGAGGCCCGTATCGATGCGCTAATCGAACTTCTCGACATCATCGACGGCGATCCGGATCTCGAACCGTATTTAGCCGATACATATCCGCAAACTGAAGACCGCGAGGGCGGCGATGTTCAGGACGAGCCGCATGATGCCCTCGATGAGGGCAACGACGAGCCAGACCTGGGATGGGGCATTCCGCGATGCGGAAACTTGGATATCGCCGAAGGTTGGCAGGCTGTCGACTCCTGCCTTACTCTGTTGCGCGGCGAAACATGCGCGGACTTCCAAGGTGATGGCTATCGCATTGGCCGAAATCTGCTCAGAATCGGCATCAAGGACAAGCGTGTTCTCGCCAATGCGCTGGCTCGCACTCGCGTCTCCGTTGGCTACGAAGGTGCGTATTGATGCGTACATTGCTTGCTGTGGATAATGGGGGAAACTAGGCCATGGACCTCCCATCCCCCCTCATAGAGCTTGTTAAGGCCCTTGCACGTCGCCGTGCGCGCCTTGACGCAATGCCGCTCGAGCCCGCTAATGAGAACCTTCCGAAGGATCAGCAGGCGAGAAAACAATGAAACGGGCAGCGATCTACGCGCGCTACTCGACCGATTTGCAAAATGACAAGTCGGTCGAGGATCAGATTGAGCTTTGCCGGGAGCACGCCAAGCGGCAGGGGTTCACCATAGCCCTCGAGTTCTTCGACAAGGCGAAGTCAGGCGCGTCTATGTTCGGCCGGCCGGGAATTGCCAGCATCATGCAGGCATCCGAGCGCCAGGAGTTCGATGTTCTGGTCGCAGAATCCCCCGATCGCATATCGCGCGACATGGCTGATCTCGCACACGTCCACAAGACGCTGCAGTTCCGTCGCATAGATATCAACTGCGTAAACGGCGGCCAGATGGACACCATGTCGATCGGCTTGCATGGAATCGTTGGACAGATGCAGCGCGAGGAAGGCGCTCGCAAAGTTCGCCGCGGCATGACAGGCGTCGTGCGCTCCGGACGCAATGCTGGTGGTAAGGCATACGGATACCAGCCAATCATCGGGAAGAAGGGTGAGCTGGAGATTGTTGAGGAAGAGGCCAGCGTTGTCCGGCGCATCTTCGAGGCCTACGTGGCAGGTATCGCGCCACGATCAATTGCAGCGGCGCTGAATAGCGACGGTGTGCCAGCACCTAGAGGAAAGCAGTGGAACGCCTCGACGATCAACGGCAACGGCCAGCGAGGGAACGGCATCCTGCGCAATCCGATCTATGCCGGCCGGATTGTCTGGAACAGGGTTCACATGGTCAAGGATCCTTCGACAGGTCGCCGCGTATCTCGGATCAATGATGCCGAGAAGCTCGAGGAGGTAGACGCCCCTCACCTGCGGATCATCGATGAGGATCTATTCCAGGCGGCAGCAGCGCGCAAGGAAGCCACGGGCGGCGCTCACGCCAGGAACATCCAGAAGAACAAACGCCTGCTGTCGGGCCTGCTGAAATGCGGAGCATGCGGCGGAGGCTTATCGATCGTCGGCGCCGATCGGTCGGGACCGCGTGTCGTTTGCAGCACTCACAAGGAATCCGGAAGCTGCGAGAACAACGGCAGATACTATGTGGAGAAGATCGAGCGAGACGTAATCGAGCGCCTACGCGGGATGTTTGCCGATACAGCTGTCATTGACCTCTACGTCGAGGAATACAAGGCCGAGAGCAAGAGGATTGCCGCCGAACGACGCAACAGCCGTGGAGCGAAGGAAACCGCGCTGGCGGACGTACAGGGGCAGATTGCGCGCGTCCTTGAGCAGGTGGCGAAAGGAACTATCGACGAAGACGATGTTCTGGCCATTCTGCCGGGGCTCAAATCTGAGCGCAGCCGACTGAAGGTTGAACTTGAGGCGGAGGAGCCGCCGACGAACATCATAGAGATTAAGCCAAAGGCCGTGGAGAAATTCAGGGAGGATTTGGAAAGCTTGGCGGAAACACTGAGTAACCGCGGCGCCGAGCCATCCATGGTGATGGCAAAGTCTTTCCGCGAGGTGGTTTCCAGCGTAGTCGTTTATCCACGCGTGGCCGGCGAAAAATATCAATATGAAATTAAGGGGCTTTTGTCGGGAATTGCCGGGCCAGAATTGTCGGCTGTTTTAATGGTAGCGGAGGAGGGATTTGAACCCCCGACACAAGGATTATGATTCCTCTGTCTCATGTTGTTTTTGCTTGTATTTTTGTAATTGTGTTGCGTCCGTGTTGCATGTAACCATCTGACATTGGTTGAATTATGATGCAAGCAACCTCTCTTCGATCGCCGCTATCGCGGCCTGATCGTCCTCTCGAGCATCGAAGAGATACCCATATGTGTCGTAGGTCATCTGGATCGATGAATGCCCCATAAGCATCTGGATACGCTTGGGCGTGGCGTTCTGCTCGATCCATAGCGCCGCTGCCGCATGCCGGAGAGCGTGCAAGGAATACTTGGCATCCATCACCGGGTTGCCGTCATCATCAAGTTTGCCGGTATTAGTAGATACGCCCGCCGCGATCTGGATCGGCCAGAAGACTCGGTTAAGGAGGTTGGCGTGGCTCTCAACATTCCCGGCACCGTTTGGAAAGACCAATCCGAGATCCCCCTTCGGACACACCTTCTTCCACTCGGTGAGGATCGTGACGACAGACGGAGACATCGGCACATCCCGCGTCCCTGCTTCCGACTTCGGCTTGCCGATAACATTGTAGGGATCGGCGCGCCGCCTTACATGCAGCAACCTGCCGTCGAGGTCGACATCATCCCAAATCAGACCGCGGAGTTCAGACGCTCGCAGCCCAGTAAACGCCGCCGTCCAGATGAGCGGCTTGCTCTTCTCGGGCGTAGCATTGAGGATGGCGCGCAATTCTGCCTTGGTAGGCATCTCCGCCCTAGCCGCGTCGCGCTTAGACATCTTGATCTTGACTGCAGCCACAGGATTCTGCGCGGCCTTGCCGGTTCGGAGGGCTTCCTTGAAGATGCTAGAAAGAGACCCAAGAACTTTCTTGACCATCACCCGCGAAAGGGACTGGCCGAGGTCGTCAGCGAACTCGTGCACGCTTGGCACAGTCATCTTGGATAGCTTGGTGGCACCGATCCGCGGCACAATGTGTATGTCAATGTGCTGCTGGTAACTGGCGATTGTTGATCGCTCCAGGCCCTCTGATTCGGCGCGCTTGATCCAAGCCTTCGCGGCAGTAGCAACCGTTGTCGATGCAGAATCTGCGACGTGGACGCCCTTGGCGACCTCCCCGCGAGCACTCACGAGAAAGGCGTCCGCTTCCTTCTTGAGTTCGAATTGCTTTGAACGCCGGTTGCCAGCGCCATCGCGGTAATCCGCGAGCCAGACCTGTTTACCGGAGGGGAGAATTCGTTTGCGTACTTTTGCCATGCCTTAGATGTAGGCGACAAAAGGAAAATATGCAACACGCCCAAAATAGATTGGACTATGTTGACAAATTTGTAAAACAGTCACACTGTGTGTCACAAAGAAAACGACACACTAATCCACGTTCGAAACTACACATTTGTAAAAACCATGTCAACCCATGAAAGGAGAAAAAATGCAGGCTGCCAATGACAATCTCGCTGACGACGTCCTCGAGGGCGCAACCGCCATCGCCATCTTCATGAATCTCAAGGCACGACAGGTCTATACGGCCGTATCTGCTGGGCACATTCCCCATTACCGGATTGGCTCCAATCTCTTTGCGCGCAAGTCGACGCTGCTCGCGTGGATCGCCAAGCAGGAACAGTCACAGGTGGCAGCATGAACGTCGGCGACTACAAACAAGCCAAGGCCCGCGAGATTATCGAAGACGCCATCAGCCAACTTTGCGCCGTGGGGTTCACATCCGACGGTGCGGCCTCGCTGTTGGTCATTCAAGGCATCATACGGATTGAGGATCGCGAGAAGCGGAGATCTACCGCTCAGTCCGCCATCGGGCTCGCGAGTTAGTCACCACAAGGGAGAAAACAATGGAGATTGTGAACCTCCGGCCGCCATACAGGCCGCAGGACGAAGCCCTCTTTGACCTTCAGTTCGGGCCAAATCTGAGGATTTTCAACCTCGCGCTTCGGCGCTTTTCCGATGGTCGATATAGGGTGCTCGCACCGAATGCGTTCGGCAAGCATTCCGCTTCGTTCACGCCGGAACTGGCCATCGAAATCACAAAGGCCGCTCTGGCCGCAATGGGAGGCGCAAAGCCTGATGACCGCACAAAAGCAGCCTAAGCACTACCCTGTCATCTCGCAATGCTTTGCCAAGTATGGCGGGAAGGTCGATGGTCCGTGGCTAAGGGGCGCGATCGTACGAGACCAGCCTACGGACCTTTACGTCGCCAGCGACGGGACGAGCGTGGTCGTCAATAAGACCGAGGGCACCTATGACAAAAGAGAGATCGCGCTATACATCGGCATAGAACTCGGCTTGCCGCTTGCTACCCATCAAAAGCGTGCCGCAGACCCGCATGCAAACGATAACCGGCCGGCGCCTATAGACCTTTGGGAACGCATCTCTCATCCACCCCTACTTGCCGATCTTCTCCCTGACGTCATCGCTGATTTTGCCTGCATTCAGGGCGATCTGATGGGCGCCGATCCATCCGGCCTGGCGATGGCTGCTCTGGCAACCTGCGCGGCTGCGATCCCTGATAACATCGAGATTCGGCCAAAGGAGCACGACCCCTCATGGACCGAAAGCGCGCGCCTCTGGGTGGCCCTCGTGGGCTTGCCGTCTACGATGAAGTCTCCGGTCATTGCAGCAGCGACGAGGCCACTGAAGGCGCTGGACGCGCAGATGTATCGACAGTTCGCCGAAGCCAAGGCGGCCTATGATGGGCTCGACAAGGATCAGAAGCTCACCACGGACGCGCCGCGGCACACGCGCTTGCGGCTAGAAGATACGACAATCGAAGCCGCGCAAGAGGTGCTCAAGGACAGCCCTGACGGCGTTCTTCTCATCCAAGATGAACTCTCTGGCTGGTTCGGCTCGATGGAGAAATACAGCGGCGGCGGACGCGGATCGGCGAAAGACCGCGCATTCTGGCTTCAGTCGTTCAATGGCGGCCAGTATACGGTAAACCGTGTTGGACGTGGCGCATCTGTAATCCCGAACCTGTCGATATCGCTGATTGGCGGCATCCAACCGGAGCCGATCAAGGCCATTGCAAGGGACATGCACGACGACGGTCTCCTGCAGCGACTGTTTCCGATCGTCCTGCGCCCGGGCAAGCTCGGCAAAGACGTTCCGATGCCCGATGTTATCAGCAAGTACTCGGCGTTGGTCGAGCGATTGACGCAGCTTCGCCAGCCGCTCCGCGGCGGCATGCAAGAAGCTCCTGTCCGATTCTCGTCTGCCGCACAGCACGTTTGGCAGGAAGTAACGGCCCGCAACTTCGAGCTAGCGTCCGGATGGGAATCGGTGAACGTGAAGCTGGCCGCACACTGCGGAAAGTTTAATGGTATGTTCGCGCGCCTTTGCCTCGTCTGGCATTGTATCGAAGCGAAGAGCGATCGGCCGGCATCCTCCATCAACGAGGACGTCGCCCTGCGGGTCAGAGACTTCCTGTATGGATTCCTATATCCGCACGCCATCGCCTTTTATACCGACGTGATTGGTCTCTCCGGCCAGGACGACGCGGTGCTTGCGACGGCCGGTTACATCCTCGCCAAAGGGCTGCAAAAAATCACGCTGCGGGACATGAAGCGCGGGGACGCGGTAATGCGCGCATTGAACCCGGAACAGGCCGAAGCCGTAATGGCGCAATTGGACGCTTTTGGTTGGCTTGCGCCTGTCCCCTCGTTACGGCGAGACAGCAAGGAATGGGCAGTCGATACTCGAGTCTTCGATATCTTTGAAGAGCGGGCTGAGGCTGAAAAAGAGCGGCGCGAAACCGTCCGAGAAATCATTCGCGATGCCGTAAAGGTTGCATAGCAACAAGCATTGCAAGTGTCCGAAGTGTCCCTTGCGCGCGTGGGATGTTACCTAAATAGGGGTCAATTTCTTCTATTTTGAATATCCGTCTCGCCCGCGCAAGGGACGTTTGGGACACTTCAACCAAAGGGAAAATGAAAAGTGTTCTCAGTTGAACCGTATTTCGCAGAGCGGCAAACGGCCGGCAAATGGTCGCCATGCCGTGTCATTGGCGTGGCGGGCAATACTTCCGACCTATCACCCAAGTTTGTCGTCGAGTACGTCGAGGATGGCTACACCTGCCTCGCGTTCGAAGACTTCATCAAGCGCCGTCAGCCTGGCAACCCGCTTTGACCCTCACATCAGACCTGCACCATATAGCCGACCGCCTTGCGCGGTTGGCGCCAAGCCACCGGGATCCGCACCGATTCCATGAAGAGAAGAGCGAACTGGTCGCGGAGATAAGACGGCTGGCGGATCAAGTGCCGCATTTGCGGCGGTTGATAGCAGCCAACGACAACCAACCACATAGGAGGACCGCATGAACAGCCAGGCACGCAAGAACATCCGTCAAGCATTCCCAGTCATCGAGTTCGGCTCGCCGGAATGGGAAGCCAGCCAGGCAGCGGCAAGGTGGGTGGAAACCAGGGAGGGTGCCCATAGTAGTTTTCTCAACTCCCTCGACCTGCTCACAATCGCTCAACGCGCTCTCATCGACGGCGACACACTTGAGGCGGTTGGCGAGGCTGGGCCATACGGCTCGCCCGCGCAGCAACGCGCGTGGGCGGCAGGACGGCTTGCTGCGGCGTGTCATGCAATCCGCTTCGCGGAAGCGCTACAGGACGAACGTCAGGCCGCTGCGGCCCGTATCGGCCAACTAGAAAAAGCGCTCGCCTACGCCAGAGCCGAGACCAGAGCAGCGGCCCGGTTCAAAGACATCAATGTGCCGTTCCGCGAGCCCAGGAAAGCGAAGTCAGTTGATTGGGATGCGGCGTGAGAAAAGTTTCAAGCTGAGCGCCGCTTTCTGCCTTTTTCCATACAGTAGTATGAGGCAGGTGCGAAAACTTTTCGCACCTGTTCCTTTTCGTGAGCAGTTGTTGCGTATCTATATGAAGAAGACGGCCGATCGTCTTCTATGCACACGTCAAACACTTGCGGCGTAAGCAGATTTGGGAGGAGATCAATTCTGGTGGCCAAACTTTAGCCACCAGATCTTTGCTGGGACATGCCAGCTTGCTCTGCGGCGCGAGCACGAGAGTGAAGAGGTTGGGTGTCCTCCCCTTTCACTTGTTCATACTGGTTGTTCTTGCCAGTGGCCGGCTCAATCTGCTTAAGCAACTCGCCCGCTTGTCGAAATCATTGAATAATTTCCGCTGGCATCAATTGTTTGCTGGAAAATGTCACCTTTCCTCGTGTTCGTCACCCTTAGTAGTGAGAGGGGCGAAAACCATCGGGCACCGGCCACACCGAATTCATTGAGGAATTTCGAGCGGCATCAATGGTTTTGCCCGAAAGGTTTCCTTTCTGCGATTTCGTGGAGAGTATAGTAGAGGGGTGCGAAAGATGGCCTCGCGGTATTCTTCACCCTTCATTGATTTTCCTAACTTTTCCTCGCTGGCGTGCATGAAACGCATGTTTTGGCGGCCTCAAGCGGCTTCAGGTCGCTAGAGGGTGAGGAGAAAGTACACAAGTTTCTCAGTTTCGCGCGCCCGCTGTACCCTCGTGCCAGCGGGATAGCCGGCGCGTGAAAACCCATTTGCCGTACCTCGGATGTACAGGGCGGCGAATACCATCCTGGCGGTTTCCTCCTTCTGCCAGTTGATCGAGCCCGCGGCTTCGAGCGTCCTGCTCAGTCGGCCGCGGGCTTTCGTTTTGCACAAAGCCGATTTCGGCACCTAACAGAAAGCAAGAACATGATACCTGCGTTTTATCGGCAGGCCTGTTTCGCTGTGTCCGAAACGGCCGGTATAGCCGAAGTGTCAGAGGACACTCTCCGGACATGGATGGCCCGTAACGTCACAGATTATACTGGCCAACGAAAAGACGGCCGTCGGCTGTGGTTTTCGGCGCATGACGCCTACTTCTTCGCCTTGCTGCGCGACATCTCCGCCTATGGGGTTTCCATCCGCGTGGCAATGTACAACGCAGCCCGCCTGGCTGACGACGCGATCGACATCCCACCGATCTGCGATGAAGTGCTCGTTGTCCGAACAGAGGGCGACGTTAGCGGCTTCCAACTTATCTCCCGCACGGAGATGGTCGAGGTCGACAAGGCTTCGCTGTACATTCCGCTCCGCCAAGTCTGGCAGCGGGTTATGGAGCGTGCCGCGGCAACATATGCCAGCGAGGCTGAATGATGGCCTGGTTCCGCAAATCCGCTCCACCAGTCGTCGAGCAGAAAAGCCTTGGCGATCCGACCGGCGAGTTGCTCGAGTTGTTCCAAGCCATTCCGGCGGGCACGTCCATCAGCAACGCTGAGGCATTGTCTGTACCGGCCGTATCGGCTGCCGTCCGGATCATTTCCGAGGCCGCGGCTTCGCTGGATCTTAAGCTCAAGCGCAAGGTCGGTGCTGCCGAAGAGGATGTCGAAGATCACTCGGCGCTCAAGCTCCTAACCGGTCAAGCTAACGGATGGACGTCGGGTTTCGAGCTCATTCGCGACCTTGTGGCCGGTGCGCTCACCAAGGACACCGGCGCGCTGTGCTGGGTGACGAAAGTCCGCGGCGAGCCTCGGGAGTTGATCGTCTATCGGGACGGCATAATCACCGTCGACGAGGACGATAAGACCGGCGAGCCCAAATACCGGCTCGGTGGGCAGGCTGTAACGTCCAAAAACGTTATGCGCGTTCGCGGCCCGTTTACGAAATGCCCCCTCAGTATGGCACGCAGTGCGATTGCCACGGCAAGCGCGATGGAAGGCTACGCCAATTCATTGTGGAGCAACGGCGCTAAGCCGAGCGGCATCATCGAGAGCCCAAAACCAGTAGGCGCTTCGGCGGCGCGGGAAATACTCGCCGGTTGGAAGGCAGCATTCACTGGCCGCGAAAACGCCGGGAAAACTGGTCTTCTCTGGGATGGGATGACTTACAAGCCCATGTCATTGACGTCCGTCGACGGTCAGTTCAACGAAAGCCGGACGTTCCAGATCCTGGAGATCGCCCGCGCCTTCCGCGTCCCGCCCGGCATGCTGTTTGAGCTTACCCGCAACACCTGGGGGAACTCGGAACAGCAGGCTAAGGAATTCATAAGCTATTGCTTGGTGCCTTGGTTGCGGATCCTCGAGGCCGCATTCAATCGCGTCTTGCTCACCGATGAAGAGCGAGCAGACCACCGCTTTGCATTCGACATCGACGACACGTCGCAGGCCGACCTAACGGCCCGTGCTACGGCAATCTCCACGTTGATCACCGCTCGTGTTCTCAATCCCAACGAAGCCCGAGATTGGCTCGGTATGCCTCCTCGTGCCGGCGGCGAAGAGTTCGTCAACCCGGCGATCGATCTCGCGAAGCCAGCCAACAACAACGAACCAAAGCAGGAATCGGCATGACCGTCGAACGGTTAGAATTCAAAGCGGCGTTCACCGCCGACGACACGGGCGCCATTGAAGGCAAGGCTTGGGACTTCTCAAGTCCTGACCGTGTCGGCGACGTGATCGAACCTGCTGCCTTTATCGGCGCAGTCGGCAAGTCCATCCCGATGCTTTTCGCGCACGATCAGGCCCAAGCGGTCGGCGTATGGGACAGTGTCACCGTGGAAGCTGATGGCCTGAAGGTCAAAGGAAAGCTTCTCGTCGACGACGTCGCGAGAGCAAAGGAAGTGCGCAGCCTTGTCAGGGCTGGCGCGGTCAAGGGTCTCTCAGTGGGCTTCATGACCAAGAAAGCGGCGCCCCGAAAAGGCGGCGGCCGCACCATCAGCGACTTGGAACTCGTAGAGTGCTCCATCGTCGCAGTTCCAGCCCATCCGGGCGCACAAGTCTCCAACATAAAGGATCTCGACTTGACTACTCCTGCAGAACAGAAGACCACCACTCCCGCCGAAGTTGAAGTAAAGGCCGCCGACCTCAAGGCTGCCAACGACAATATTGCAGCGCTCACCAAGCGCTTGGAAGAAGCTGAAACAAAGCTGTCCCGCCCAAACATCATCACCAAGGCCGAACCGGAAATCACTCCGGAGCGCAAGGCTTTCACGAGCTTCCTCAAGTACGGCGAGCAGCGTATGCCGGTCGATGAGACCAAGGCACTAGTCGTTGCTGATGACACCCGCGGCGGCTATCTGGCGCCGGTTGAATTCTCGACCGAGATCATCAAGGCAATCGTACAATACAGCCCGGTTCGCCAAGTCGCCCGCGTCGGCTCGACTGGTTCCTCGTCGATCATCTTGCCTAAGCGCACCGGTCGCCCCCAGGGTCAATGGGTTGGCGAGACCGAGCAACGCACTGGCACGGAAAGCACCTACGGCCAACTCGAAATCGGCGTCCATGAGGTCGCCGTGTACTCGGATGTCAGCCTCCAGCTACTCGAAGACGCGGCTATCAATGTCGAAGCTGAAATCACTTCCGACCTCGCAGAAGAGTTCGCGCGCATCGAATCCGTTGCATTCGTCAATGGCGACGGCACGAAGAAGCCGCTTGGCTTCATGAACGATGCCGACATCGGCTTCAACGTCTCCGGCTCGGCTGCAACGATCGCGGATTCCAGCGGCCAGGCGAACGGACTCATCGACCTGCTGTATGCGCTGAAGCCCGCCTACCGGGCCAATGCGACGTGGATGATGAATTCGACCACGCTGGCAGCCGTAAGAAAGATGAAAGACGCGAATGGCGTGTATATCTGGGCTCCAGGCGCTCAGGCAGGTGAACCAGGCACGCTGCTTGGCCGTCCTATCCTTGATGCGGTCGATATGCCGGATGCCGCGGCTAATGCCTTCCCAATCGCAGTCGGTGACTTCAACTCTGCTTTCCGGGTTTACGACCGCGTCGGCATGTCCGTTCTTCGCGACCCATATTCACTTGCAGCCACAGGTAAGGTGCGCTTCCACGCTCGCCGTAGAGTTGGTGCTGGCGTTACGCAGCCGGAAGCCATCCGCAAGCTGAAGTGCTCGGTCTAAACAGACCGTCACAGGCCAGAACACCTATCGGGCGGTCCATCGTGGCCGCCCTTCTCTTTCCCAATAAGGATTCAAAATGCGCGATCTCGCACACTCCCTCGGTATCGTTCAGGCCGTTGCGCCTGCGGTCATTACGGCCTCCAACACCTCCGCTGCAATCGATCTGCTCGGTTTCGACTCCGCAGCAATCATTGTGAGCACCGGCGCCATCGCAGGCTCGGGCAACTTCACTCCTAAAATTCAGGAGTCGGACACCACGACGTCTGGCGACTTCACCGATGTTGCTGCCGCTGACCTGACCAATGCATTGCCATCCGTGCTGCTGGCGTCGTCCACGGCAAAGACCAGTTACCTCGGCAACAAGCGTTACATTCGATCGGTGCTGACGCTGAATAGCGGAACGTCGATCGCGGCTGACGTGCTTGTCGTCAAGGGCAATGCGACTAAGCGTCCAGTCGCCTAACCAATCCGGCGGGGTTGCTCCCATGGGCGCGGTGCGGCGCCTGAAGCACAAGATGGCCCGCCATTGTTTTTCATCCATCGTGTGCACGTACAAGGGGTTGGTGGTGCTTCCCCGTGCTGGCGGTCAGCGTGATGCTGGCCGCCTTCATCAAGGAGATACTATGGCTAATCGCATAACAGCGTGCGGTTGCAGTGTGCCCAAAGGCACGCGCTGCCCCCACGAACAAGCCAAGGCAACGGCACGCCAGCAAGCTAACGATGCAGCCCGAGGCAGTGCGGCTAGCAGAGGCTACGACGGCAAGTGGCGCACTGAGTCCAAAGCCTGGCTTGCCGCCCTTGGTAGCCCACTGTGCGCTTGTGGCTGCGGTCGCGAGGCAAACATGGTCGACCACATCACCGCACCGAAGGGTGACCAACGGTTGTTCTGGTCGCGGTCCAATTGGCAGCCCTACAACGGCCTGTGCAATCGTCGGAAGGCGATCATGACCGAAGGCGGCTTTGGCCGGCATAAAGGACTATAGTCCTATTTCGCCCACAGAGCGCCACAGACGCGCTCGGGCTGTTTCGGCTACCTCGCATCATCCTACATCGCCTGCTGCGCTTGACGGGGCAGGGTCGCAATTTCCCGCCGCATGGCCTGGACCAGCGAGGGTCCTTTCTTCGGTATAACCTGTAAATAGGAATTTGAACCTATGGCAATCGTGACGTTGGCGGAAGCCAAGGCTCATCTGCGCATCGATTTCAGCGATGACGACACCCTCATTCAGAGCAAACTCGACGCTGCGCAAGCTCATCTCGAGAGCCTTCTTGGCTTCAAGCTCGACGATGTGAAGTACCCTGACAACGATGACTACGACTTCCCGGCTACCGTCTCTGCAGATCTCCACCAGGCGATCCTCCTGTTGCTCGGCCATTGGTTTGAAAACCGTGAGGCAACCGGCTCGAACCTTTTTGAAGTCCCTGTAGGCGTTTGGGACGTTGTGCGCGAACGTCGGAGCTATTCATTCGAATGACCCAGGTAACTTTCGAAATCATCAAGATGCGGCCATCAAGCGGCATGCTGGAGAGTGGGTCCGAGATCCTCGCGACGTTCGATGTGGATATTTTTCCATTCAGGATCTGGAAGGTTCAAGTTCGAAAGCGTCCGTCTGGCGAGCTCTTTGCGGCCCTTCCCGGCAGGACGAACGGCGGGATTTCCATCGCATCGCCCGAGCTCATCGAGGCAATTCGAGCCGAGGGGCTTGCCGTGTACAGGGAGACTTTCGGCGATGGCTAGAGGTCGCAAAGCCGCGGTGACCGCGCTGGACGGTGCGCTTCGATCGGTGCCACCGGTTCCAAAGGGAATGCCGAAGCGGGCAGCTTCGGAATGGCGCAAGGTTCTAGGAGTTTTGGTCCAAGACTCCAAGATCGCTGATCACGAGCTACCAATCGTCGAGGCATATTGCCGCGTAGTTGATCACATCTCTGAATGCGAGGCGGCGATAGCACTGCACGGCATGACGTTCGTGTCACCAACCGGTGAATTAAAACGCCGGCCAGAGACGATGCTGCTTAAGGAATACCACGCCACGCTTCGCCAACTGGCGAATGAGCTAGGAATCTCACCGGCCAGCCGGTCAAAAAACAAGGGAGGCGCCGCAGGTAATGACGATGACGACGCCCTTGGCGATATCTAGCCACCCCGAATGGATATTCGACGATAGCCCGATTCCCGATCCGCACGGCAAGGGCGAGCGCGCAGTCGCGTTCCTGAAAGCGCTGCGCCATCCGAAGTCAACGCTTCCAGGTCGCCAATTTCAGCTTGATAGGTGGCAAGAGCGTATCATCCGGAAGGTTTACGGCGACACAAAACCGGACGGAACTCGCAGGATTAAGACAGTCTTTGCTCTCATTCCCCGCGGCAACCGAAAGACGACGCTTGGCGCTGCGCTCTGTATGTTGGCCTTGGGACCGGAGCGGATCCCCGGCTCGCAGGTCGTGTCGTCGGCGGTTGACCGCGACCAAGCTCGTATCGCTCTCGAAGAGATGAAGGGTGTGATCGGCGCCCATCCTCGCCTTGAAGAAGCATTCCAAGTGCAGGACACCAAGAACCGTATAGTGCATCGGAAGTCTTCGGCTTTCTACCGGGCAATGTCCGCAGATGCCGCAACGGCTCATGGTCGCACGCCCGTGTTCGCCCTAGTCGACGAGTTGCATGCCTGGCGAAAAAGAGACCTTTGGGATGCCATCAAAACGGGTTTGGTGAAGACGCCAGGCTCGCTTCTGGTGGTCACCACAACGGCCGGTATAGGCTCCGAAAGTATTGCGCATGAGATGTATCGCTATGCATCCGCGGTGGCGTCTGGACAAATCGAAGACGACGCCTTCCTGCCAATTCTGTTCGAGGCAGGCAAGGACGAGGACTGGCAGGACGAGGCTGTTTGGCACCGGGTAAATCCTGGCCTGTCGTGCAATCCGGCCTACCCCGATATTGACGGTCTGCGGCAGATGGTTCGCGAGGCGGAGCACCGGCCGGCCGATCGGGAGATGTTCAGGCAACTGCATCTAAACGTTTGGTTGGATGGCGCCGCTAATCCGGAATGGTCGCTTGATGTCTGGGACGAAAATGCCGGCCAATTGGACCTATCGGCGCTGGAAGGGCGGCCCGCTTGGATCGGCGTCGACCTTGCCAAGCGCATCGACCTCGCCGCGGTTTCGGTTGCCATTCCGATGGATGACGGGCGAATTGCGCTGCATGTCCAAACGTTCTGCCCTGAAGGAGCGATCCGGAGGCGTACCGACGGCGTGCCTTATGCACTCTGGCGCGATCAAGGCTATCTGACGGCGACACCAGGCGACACGATCGATCTTGATATGATCGAGCAGTACATTCGCAACCTTCCTTTTCAGTTGGAAGAGGTCGCGTTTGACCGTTGGCACGCTCAAGATGTGATGAAATCACTCGAGAACGACGGCCTGCCGGTGGCGGAGTTTCCGCAGAATATCGCCACTTTCGCCCGGCCCGTGATCGATTTCGAAGCCCTTATGTTCGAGCGCAAGCTCGTTCACGGGGGGAATCCACTGCTTCGATGGGCGATCGGGAACGTCGTGCTCTATTCGGATGCCAGCGGCAACCGACGGCCACTGAAAGAGAGATCAATAGACAAAATTGACCCGGCCGTTGCGGCAATCATCAGCGTTGGTCGTGCCGTTCAGGGCGCATCGGGGCGCAGTTCATATGAAGACGCGGATCTCAGCGATTTGTCGCTATTTGCCGTTTAAAGGAGATCACCACACAAATGAGCAGTTTTTTCACGTTTGCCGCTAACGGCAAGGCGCAAGTCCTGACGGACGGCGCCTGGCTGCACCCCGACGGCCGGCTACTCGCCGTCGACAAGAAGGTTTTTGCCTTCCCAAATCACCCTGTTGCGATCGTCGGTCGCGGCACCTCGGCCACTGAGGTTGCGGAGATCATCGCTCACCTCGTCGAGCTTTCAAGAACCAAAGCAAATTGGTCCGTTGAGCGGATGCTTGACGGCGTCAGAATGTTGTTCGTCTTGCTTTCCGACAGAGGCGAGTTCAAGGCGGACTTCCTGATCGCAGCTTGGACGCCCAAGGGTGGGCCGCAACACTTCTACGTCCCCTGCTGCGGCGAGCGCGAAGGCTTCCCGTTATTCGAGCTAACCCAGATCGAACCCGGCCTGCAGATGTCATCGCCCGCAATTCTGCCGGAGGAACTAGCACATTTGGGCATCACGGCAGAGGATGTCGCGGAACCGGACTTCCTAGAGCGGCACGGCGCTGAAATCATGCGCGCCATGCGATCGAAGCGCGACCGCATCCCCGGCTCGGACGTAGATATGTTTCTCGTGGGCGGTCGGTGCGACCTCACGACGGTCTCGGCGACAGGCGTCTCAACGAAGACGCTATGCACCTTTGACGATGTGGTCGGCGAATTGATCGACCCTGCCGTAAGGGCAACGCTATGCAGCTAGCCGTCGTCGACAATGCCGAAATCATTACCCCCTCGGCTGGGGTCGACGTCTATTTCAGACGTTCTCCCCTGCGCCAGGAACGCGAGCATAAACGCCTACCAGCGGGGTTATCCCTGATGGAGATAATCGAGCGCTGCGAGATTGAGCCCGCCCGCCTGTATGTCACCATCAATGGCCACTCGGTTGAGTACGTCAACTGGCCGCGCGTTCGGGTGAAGCCAGGCGTCAGCATCAACATCGTGAAGGTGCCCGGCAAGGGCGCCTTGCGGTCGATTTTGGGGGCTATCGTTGCCATTGCTGCGGCGATTTTTGCACCAATTCTAGCCGCTCCGCTCTTGGGCAGCCTTGCCGGCACAGCGGTCGGCACAGCGGTAACTGGGCTTATCGCGGCTGGCTTGCCGGTCACCGAAAGCTTGTCGGTCGGTAGGCTGTTTCCGCGGGCGAACACAAAGGAATCCTAATGGCTGACAACGATAATAATCTAGTCTTTACCGTCAGTTCAGACATGTCTGCGGCCCAACGCGGGCTCAACAAGTTTGTCACGGACGTTGGAACATCGACGGCGCAGATCGCCAAGAAATTCGAGGCGGCCGGCGCCCAGATAGATAGATCAACCACGGCGCTGCAGACTCGTATCAACGGCGTTGTCGGACTAGGCACCAAGGCCACGAAGGAGTGGACTGGTGCCCTAGCAGACCAAGGCAAAGAGCTTGAGAAGCTTCGCGCCAAGTACAACCCGCTATTTGCGACCGCCCGCAATTACAAAGAGAGCATCGCGGAGATCCGGCGAGCCCACTCTCTGGGTGCGATATCGAGCGCCGAATACCAGGCTGCAATGTCGAAGGAACGGCAGGCCGCGCTGGCGTCCATGGCAGCTATCAAAGGGCGTAATGCTGCCATTGCGGCGGCTCCGAAGGCAGCGGGCGCGAACGACAATCGGCTCGGCAGCGCTTTCCAGACCGCGAATATAGCCGCTCAGTTTCAGGATATCGGCGTTACCGCCGCAATGGGCATGAACCCGCTGCAAATTGCACTGCAGCAGGGTACGCAGTTGTCGTCGGTCATTCAGACGATGGGGAGTGGACGCAGCGCGCTTGCCGGACTCGGTGCCGCCTTGGCGTCGTTGGTCAGCCCGATTTCGCTGGTCACGATTGGCCTCACGGCTGGCGCTGCGGCGTTCATCCAGTTCATCGCGGCTGGCGAGGGTACCGACAAGACGACAGCCCTGCTGGAAAAGCAGAATGAGGTGCTCCGCGCGGCAGCAGATGCCTGGGGCGAGGCTCTTCCATCCGTTAAGGCTTATGTCGACGAGCTCGATCGCGCGAATGCCATTCAGCAGGGAAAAGAGGCTGGCGACATCCTTGGCGCCAAGGAGCTTGAAGGGCTGGGCGAGAAGCTGCAGGGTCTCAAGCGGCAGTTTGCTGAGGCCATGCGCGGCCTGAAAGGCATCGAGGCAGATCCGGCATTTATCCGCGACTTCGGCCAGGCTTTCGGCGACCTGCGCGAGAAACTTGACGACGGCACGGCTGGCGTAGCTGATTATAATCGCGCGCAGCAGATACTAGCTGAGGCTGTCGAAAAATACGGCGTCAAATCGGTTCTCGGTTTCCGTGATGCGTTCGACTTGATCACGGTTTCGATCCGAAATTCCATCTCCGCATCGAAAGAAGCTCGATCCGAATGGGTGCGGGCTGTCGCGGGTGCCGATAACGTTCAGGACATCACGTCAGGAGCTACGTGGCGCGACAAGGACGGCACCGTCAGGCAGACTGGTAGCTTTACGCCCGCCGTTGGCCCTATGCCTCAGAGCCGGCCGCTGATCGAACTGGAGGGCTTGCCTGGCTCCGATAAGGTCCAAAAGACTGAGGAGACGGCGGCTCAGAAAGCGGCAAACGCCTATAGGGATTTGCTCAAAGCGGCGGATGACCGCATCGGGCAACTGCAGCAAGAGATTGAACTTGCCGGTCAGTATGGGGTTGCGGCTGACGCGGCTCGCTTCCGCCTCGATCTGCTTCAGCAGTCTGAGGATAAGGGCAGAAAGCTTAGCGCTGAGCAGCGCGCCGAACTAGAGAAGAAGGTTGCTCTCTATGAGAAGTACTCTGACGCTCTCAGCAAGGTGAAACTGCAGCAGGATCTCACCAGCCAAGCGCGATTCAACTCGCTGTCCAAACAGGACCAGCAGATCACAACCGTCCTGCGACAGTACGGCTTGTCGGAAGATCTTAACAGCAACGAGGCTGGGCAGATCAGGAGCTCCTTGCGGACGGAAGACCTCCGCGGCGACATCAAGTCATTCGCGGGAGACTTCAAGGATGCTCTGCTAAACAACGGGGGCGACATCGGCAAGGCGTTCGCGGATTCCATCCAGCGGCCACTTTGTGGCGTCGAGCGCACCATCAATATCAATCTGGGAGACTTTGTATGAGTGCGTTCTTCGCAATTAATACCGGCGAGCGGTCATTCATGTTCACCGACGGCGCTGGCTACACTTCTGACGGCGTGGTCCGGTCATTTGGCACTAAGGTGTCGGTCGCTGCGACCGTGCCGTTTGCCGTCACGACGCTAGGCAATGCTGACCTCGGGGAGCGTACTCGCCGCTTTCTGGTCGTGCAGGCTGAGAAGTTCGGTGTTGACGAGTTTGTTGACACCTTCCTGCCGATGTTTCTGTCCGGGTTGCAGGAGACCTACCAGCAGGAGCCTGGCAACCGTCACAACAACATGATGGCTGCCATGTCGCTCTGGTCTCCGACTCGTGGCGTCATGCATCTCGGATTCCAGACCGTCGCCGAAGAGGACATCGTGCCATTTGCCCTGCGTGATCTCGGCCGCACAGCAATGCGCGGGCCGGAGTTCCCGTTCGAGCGGATGGCTACTGTCCGCGCAGCCCGCCAGGGTGAGCCACAGGACGACTTCATCCGCGACCTCGGCGTGACCGTTATGGGTTTCATGCGCGAAAAGGCGGACGTCACCATCAATATGCGGGGCACGGGTGCACAGCCGCACTATTATGTCGGCGGGCACGTTGACATGACCACCATTGACGAGAGCGGCGCGCGCAGCGAGCGAGTGCATGTCTGGGACGACAAGATCGGGCAGAAGATCGATCCGTTCGGAGTTGCTCAGACCGTCGTCGTTCCGCTGTTTGGTAATCGACACGCTCGCCGGGCTGCGGCGCGCGGTTGAGAGAATGAGTGGGGCGCCTCGCGACGCCCTACTTGTTCCGCAACTTGACGACGCCCTCGCCGCGGTCGTCCTCGACGAAGATGACGCCTCGGTCCTCCAGCGCCCTTTTGATGGCTCCTAGATTATTTGCGCCGGGCGTCCTGCGCTCTTTCTCAAAGTCTATGATCACTCCCCGCGACACCGAAGCTGCCCCGGCAAGGTCATTCTGATCAAGGTTTATAAGTGCCCGTGCTGCTCGGCATTGCGATGGTGAAATCGACATAATGTCCAACGTTGGATTTAGTGTTGACAGCGAGTTTGATATCTGACATAAAGTCATACATTGGACTTAACCGAAACGCAATGAGGAGCGCCATGATGACCACACATACGCAGGTGAAACATTCCGATAGAGCGCAGTTGCCCCGCGGTCTCCTGCCGAGAAGAAGACGATTCACCAACCCTGATTACGACATGACCTTCCAGATCGGCCAGCCGGTCACCCTAAACTGCACCGATGAGCCAGCCGTTATCGTCGGTCGGATCCAGGTTGCTGGATGCCTTGATGAATACATCGTGCAGATTGTCGACGCGGACTGCGCTCCGCTCCAAGTGTTCGAGTTTCAGATTTCTTGA